AAGGCGGTCACGAACTTCCTTGGTCACCTTGGCTTTCTTGTCACCCACTGCGTCCTTGATGGATTCGAGCCAGATGCCGTGCAGAATGGGGTCGAGTTCCCCCGTGAAGGCGCTGCCAAACTTCACCAACGGGTTTGGTTCGGGCTTTGCTTCGCCGTCCTCAACCAGCGGATTGGAAACGCCGCCGCCTGATTCAGTGAAAACGCCGTCCAGTTCGTCCAGTGTGGTCTGGTCGTAGCCTGTTCCGTCAAGGTCAGGCAGGGAGCGCAGCAGGTCAAGGAGCAAGGCGTTGTCATACGAGGCGATGTCCGACGTGCGGTTGTCGGTGATGAGTACCCGTAGTGCTTCGTCCTCTGTGCCCTCAAACCGAGTGATGGCAATCTCTTTCCACCCCAGCGACTTGGCGGCTTTCCATGTGTGCGTACCAGCCACGATGGTGTCGTTCCAAACCACGACGGGGCTGTACTGCCCGTTCACCTCTAGCGATTCGGCAATGGCGGCAACGTCGCCTAGACGGGGGTTCGATGGGTGAGCCTGAATGCTGTCAATGGCTACGTTTTCTGCACGGACGTTGATGTTCATGATTCCCAGCCTACAACGAGGATTTCACCAACCGTTGGTAGCCTTGTTACATGGCGACTGGCTTCTCTACTTCTGAACTTCTCCCGTCGCTTTCTCGCTACCCCGTATCCAAACTGGGTGGTGGAATAAACTCTTCTGCCGCAGCATTGTCGTCCCAAGCCAACGCACTCCACACGACGCTAGAGAACAACCTCGGCGCAACTGTTTCCAAGCACCAGCAGATTGCTGATGGTCACCGTGCGATTGCGGCCCAGTTACCCGACGGTAAGGCCAAAGACGCACACTTGGCTGCGGCGCAGGCCCACGATGATGCTGCCAGTGAAATCAAGGCGATTCGCCCCGTCGAGGGCAACTCCATTGCTTCCAATGCTCTGACGGCGGACAAGGCCCAGCAGTACTCTTCCCGTGCCGCCAACTTCACCAACGCTGCCAATCAAGCGACCATCAACCAACCAGTAACCAAAGTGGCAACCGAAGTGACCGACCCAGACGACATTTCACCTGAGGCGGCGCAACTCTTGGGCGCATACAACATCCCTGTGACACAGAAGTATCCAAATCTAAAGGCCATTGCTGGAATGCACTGGCACTTGGGCCACGAACACCGTGGCATTGCCGACGGGCTAGACCTGAAGGCATCGAAGGAACGTGCGGCGAACGGTGGCGCAACCACCCCGTTGGCTCGTCAGTTCACTGCCGCTGCCGACCTCAATCGTCAAGCAGCGCAAGCGCATTTCACCGCAGGCAATGCGGCAGACCAAAACGCCTACTCCACGTCCAAAGTCGAAGGTGGATGGAAACCTATGGCGGACATTGCGTGGGGGCACAACAAGAAAGCCTCGGAGAATGCTCTGGCGATGTCACAGCAGGCTGATAGTGCACGGCACGAAGTCATGGCGCTCAACAAAGCCGCTGGTGAAAAGCCAGCCCCCAAAGCGCCAGTTGCTGGGCGCTACACGTCTGTTGGGCGGTACGGGGATGCTGACCCAACCGCAGACCACATGAAGAACATGGCTGACGCTCACGGCAAAGCGGCGGACATGTGGCAGCAGGCTTCAACCGCCTACCACAGTGGTGATAAAGATGCCGCTTCCAATCTGTACGGGCAGGCCAGCGCAGCGTCGGCTCGTGCCCACGACCTCGCCAGTCAAGAACCGCTCATCTAAACGCTATTTCACCAAGATGGGTGTAGATTTGTGGGAGAACGCACCCATGAAAGGCACGCTTGTGGCTAAGGATTTCACCACCAACTCGCTTCTGAAGAGTTCAACCGACTACAACTACTTGCCTGCGTTCACCGCTGGGAACACGATGTCGAACTCCCCCTTCGTTACTCGCAGTGCTGAACTGTACCGTGCCGCTGGCTCGGCTATGGACAAGCAGGAGAACGCTGCTCTGGGCATCATTGCGCCGCTCACCGCCGAAGATTTCACTGCTCTTGCCGCCGTGCACAACTCGCTCGCCCTTGCCCACCAGAAGTTGGCTGAGGACATGAAGGCTGCGAACCCCACTACGAACATCAAGGCCGTCTCTGCCAATGGTGATGCCTACGGTGCCCACTTGGACGCTGCCAAGCGTTGCTTGCAGTCCGTTGCTGGAACCAAAGAAGCGATTGACTTCGCCGTTGACAACCGCAACCAGAACTCGAACTCTGACCGTGACGCTACGCACGCCCCTGAGAACATTCCAGCAAAGGACGCTTGGCTTGGCGCTCACCGTGCGTTTGTCATGTCTCGCATGGCGCACAATGAGGCGATTGCCGCCCTTGCTGCCGCCGTCACAATGGGTGGCCTGAATGATGTCGCCCCACTCCCCTACTCAGTCAACCAGTCAACCACCGCCTACTAGGAGTTTCGATGACCGATTTCACCACCGCTTCGTTGCTGGCTAAGGCCGCCAACTATCCAAAGCAGGACGCTCTGCCCCGTCACACCTCTGAGGGCCAGCAGTTGGCGGTCATGGCTGCTGATGCACACAACATCGTCGGCAAGCACGACATCATTGCTCGTCGTGACGCTCACATGAAGTTGGCTCAACAGCACCGTGATGTCGCTGCTGCGTTCAAGGCTTCGGGTCACCCAGACCTCGCCACGCTGAACATGCACGCTGCCGACTTGCACGACCACGCAGCCAGTGAAAACAACGGCGAGGACGGCCTCAACGCCCGTGGCGCAACGCAGGCCGCAGTGGACGCTACCGCTGATGCCAACTCCGCAGTCATGGCGAACCAGAACCCTGTGTCTGGTGTAATGAACGGCACCTCGATTGCCTCTGGCACGGTCACCAAGGGTGATGTCAAAGGACACGAGTTTCATGGGAACCAGTGGGAGCCTGCCGTAGGCGCTTCCATTACTGTCCACCACCCCAACGGCTCGTCATTCCACCACGTCATCACTTCTGTTTCGCCTCGCAAGTTCACGGCTCGAATGGGCAGTAATCCAAATGCCCCCGAACGTGAGTACACGAAGCGTCGTGACGGCTCTTGGCAAATCAAGGGCGGCGAAAGTTCTTCGTATGTGACACCTGGGAATACGGCAAATAACGGCGCTGGTTGGGGAATAGACTAACTAAAATGACTGATTTCAGTACTAAGGCATTGCTGGCAGACCGTGTGGAAGGCGAAACTTACGCCTCGAACCAGTACGCCCGTATCGCCAAGGCACTTGCTGATGCGTCAAAGGCTTGGCAGGACTTGGCGACGGCTACGGCGTTCAATACGCCCGACGTGCCCCTGCTGAAGGCTAAGGCTATGAAGGCAACCGCCTACGCCTCAACCATCTCTGGCAACCTCTAACTTGCTGAAACCAGTCGCTTCTGCCGTTGAGATTTGGAAGTCACGTCAGTCTTAGTCTGAACAGCCTTTCGCCTACGAGGTGTGAGGTTCGTAAGTTCCAATCGCTTGTTGTTGTACCTAGCGCCGAACGACAAAAAACGGAATAGTTCTTTATCCGTCTCTATTTTGTGGTGTCGGCGCAACGCTCCGTTCATCACTTGCTGGAACAGCCGATAATAGTTATCCCCCAAGCCTCGCTCCGCCAACTCATCATTGGTCATCAAAAGCAAAGCGTCAAAGTCCCAGCAAAAACAATCAACTGGTCGCTTCGGCTGATTGTGACCGTGCAGACCCGTGTAGTCATCACGCTTATCATGCCAACGCTCGCAAGTGTCCGCCATCACCTCACGCCAAAGGTCTACAAACCCATCAAACGTCACAAAACGAACTTTGTCCGCCCCCACCGCCCACTTGGGCGAAGGCGGGGTGCATTTTTCGCAAGTCATTTGTAAGTTCTCAACCCTAGTCACCCACTCATGACAGGAAACGCACTCCATTTTTATCATTTGCTGTTTCATTTATTCTCCTTCTGACATTCCTCGTTCTGCGAGGCTGACCAACAGGTCGCCTAGCATCGAACCTTCAACGTCGTCATCTTGGTCGGAGCCGTCAATGGCTCGGTTCACGATGGCTCGCTTGCGGTCAATCAACATGGCGATGTCCTCGTCAATCGTGTCCTTGGTGAGCATGAGCCAACCAGTCACGCTGTCTTGCTGACCGATACGGTGGCAACGGTCTACCGCTTGCTCCATGTCGGCTGGTGTCCATCCCTGCTCTAGGAACAGAACGTCGCTCGCTGCGGTCAGGGTCAATCCCACGCCTGCTGCTTTGATGTTGCAGGCAATCACCTTCTGCTTATCCTCGATTTGGAACAGGTCAACGGCTGCTTGACGCTTCTCGCCAGTCAGTCCGCCCTGAATCTTGACCCCGTTGCTGAAGTTGTCTGCGATAGCGTCTACCACGTCTCGGTGCCAACCGAACACGACCAACTTCTTATCGTTGGCGAGGAAGTTGTCAATCCACTCCTTGGCTGATTCCATCTTCGCCTTGGCTGCGAGTTGCTTCAGGGTGCTGATGGCAACCAACTGCTCGGCGGCTCGTGCTCGGAGCGCCTTCTTCCAAGCGGCATCGGCTGCCTCTTCGGTGTCGGCTCCACTCTCCAGTGCCAGCATGTGAGCGAGGTCGGCTAGGTAGCGAACGATGTCTGCCTCGGCCTTCTTGTACTCGGTCATGACCTTGGAATCACCTTCCACGACGACGTGGCTCCACATCTTCGGCGGCAACTCGGTGAGCACCTCGGCCTTGCGGCGACGGACGTAGCACGTCGCTCGAAGTTTGCGGTTCAGCGCAGCGAGGTTGCGATTGGTCGCTCGTCCGTAGACGTTGCGGAACTTGGTCGCCCCCTCGAACTCTTCGAGACGGTTGATGACACGGAGTTGCGTAATAATTTCCGTGGGCTGATTGACGATAGGTGTCCCCGATAGGCACGCCCTAATGCCACCCTCGACCACACGGTTGGAGAGTTGGACGCACGCCTTGGAACGCTGTGCTGAACCGTTCTTGATGTAGTGGCTCTCGTCGAGGACTAGCCCCTTGAGGTCAGGGAACTTGTTGACCCAGTGGGCAAGTACGTCGTAGTTGACTATGTAGATTGCTGCCTCGGGGAGTTCACCACTGGTGCCGTTCACAACGTGCGTAGAGGCGTGCGGTATCCATCGCTTAGCCTCTCGTTGCCAGTTCAGTTTGAGGCTGGCAGGGACGACTACAACGGCTGGGAAGGCTTGGGCTGCTTGGAGAAGAGCCAGACCCTGAGGTGTTTTTCCTAGACCCATCTCGTCGCCAATCAACACGCCACCTGTGGTCGGAGCGACCTGCTTCCAATCACCATTGTCATGCTCGTAGCCCATGGCTCGCATGGCATACGCCACGCCTGCACGCTGGAAGGGGAACAGTTGGAACGTCTCGTTGCCGAATCCGTTGATGGTGATTTCTGCGTCCTTGGCGGCGCTCGCCTCGATGATGTCTCGCACGCTGTCGGCCTCGTCCATGAGGCGCTTCGCTTCCTTGGCAACACGGGCATTATGACGCTGGGCGAACTTCACCACTTCGTCCACGCTCTCCTGTGGCACCGTCCAACACTTGATTGACGGCTTCCATTCCGACCCAGGCATCTGCCTGACCTCGCTGATGATGGTTGCGTCGTACTCGAAGTAGATGGCGAAGTTGCGTCCGTCCACCATGACCTTAGGCGTGGTGATTACCTCTACGTCCTTCAGTGCCTTCACGTCGTTGGTCATGAAGATGTTGTACTCTTCACACAACTTGCGCACGATGCTGATGGATTCCTTGGGAACCGTCCACGTCTTTTCGTCGGCATTCCAACGTCGTCCGCTGATGGTGCGGATAGCGTCCACGACCTTGGGGTTGTAGTCAAATCGGATGACGATGCCCTGCTTCTCCAGCACGGCTTCACCAATCCACTCGGTGGCGCTCGGCTGGGGTGACTGACCTAGAATCGCCTTGGCTCGGTCAGACACGGGAACACCATTACGGCTTGCCCACGCCAGTACGGAGCCGTGCTTGCCCGTGGGAATCATCCACGCCTTCATCTCACGATTCCATACGGCGTTGAGGTCGCCCTTGGGATAGGTGCTGTCTCCCCACGGGATGAACACCACGACCTTGCCCTGACGAACGTCCACGGCCTTGATGCCACGAACTGGCTTGTTGGCTACGGGCTTGGTGATGGCATCGTAGTCAATGCCTGCGAACGAGAGTTGCCACTTGTACTTCTCCAGCATCTCGTAGGCTTCTAGGGCCGTCTCAGGTGTCCATGCTTCAGCAGGTAGTTGCGCTAGGGCGTTGCCGAACTTGGTGTCTCCACCGTTGTAGCCAACACCGTCAGGACGTACCGCTCCATCATCTACTGAGGCAAGCGCACGGACTGCTTTTGCAAGGTTTTCATCAGTTGGCATAGACTTACTATCATACTACGGTTTAGTGGTGATAGCAAGTACCAAACTAAGAAATCCCGTGTGCTTACTTCGTTTCTCGGTTGTGGTGCTTGTATAGGGCTTGGTCGGTGGTGCCAGCCCATTCAGCAATCTTGCGCCACGTCACGCCTGCGTCACGGAGACGGGTGACGGTCTGACGACGCTCCTTGCCTAACTCGATGACCTTCTTCTCGTGGTCACGCATCTGAGCGCAGATGTCCTTGATGTGCTGAAGAAGTGAGGCGACCTCAGGCGAGAACGATGCCTCAGCCTCTTTGCGCTCTGGTAGTGGGGTGGTGAAATCGTTAGGCATTCTGTTCTCCTTGTGAGAGTTAGTCTAGTGGGGTTTCCAAAGTTGGGTGGTCTATGTGGGGTTTAGTGAAATCCCCAATGAACTCGTGTGAGTAGGACATCCGTCGGCTGGGCTGCCAGCCAGAGAAACGCTCCACTCGCTGGTTTTCAGCAACGCTGTCTTTGCGCTTGACGTGGTTCTTGGAAGTCGGCTTCCAAAGCGCAGAACCGTCTCGGTATTGGCCTAGTCGGGGGTGTGTGGTCTTGGTGAAAAAACGTCGCTCCATCAACGTCTGATTCGCACCTTGCCAGTCACTAAATCTTACACCCACTCCTAAACCTTGAAAGTCTGGCTTGACAACGAGGCGATGGCCTCGGTATGCGTTTTTCACTGTTCCGCTTGGAAAAGAGAGAACTGCGTAGAAGGCGGCTGGGATTCCACCAATGACGGCGACATAGCACTCGGACGAACCGTTGAGTGAGCCATTGAGGTAGTGGTGTTCCACGAAATACTGCCACATGGCTGCTTCGACTTCGTATACCTCTGCCACCAAAGGTTCTCGATGAAGGCACTCCTTGGGCTGAAGGCAGTACATCCCAGCGTCGGTGTCAATAATCCAATCGGGCTGTAGCCATTCCAGCACGTCACGATGGCAAGTGGCGATGACGATGTTGTGTACGGCGTTTGTACGGACGTACTTTTGGAACGTGTTGCTGGCGGCCTTGGCGACGGTGCGGTCTACGACTGAGGTGAACTCGTCAATGACGGCGTTGTCGGCAATCTGACGAGCCAAGTCCACTCGGAACTTTTCACCAGTACTCAGAACGTTGTACGGCTTCGTCCACGTCGGCACGGCGTTCAATCCGACGGCGTACATCAACGCTGCGCCTTGCTCTGCGGTGGTGAAGTGTGAGATGACTGAGCGTGTGTTGTCCCACTGCGGCTGTGCCATTTCACCAAACTCAGTTAGCAGTAACGTCTTGCCACTGCCAGAAGCGCCCACGATTACGCCGATGTTCCAATCCTCACCTACGTTGGGCTTAGCCCACGGGTAGAACCTCGTGCTGGTTGGGTCGTACTCGAACTGCTCGCACGCCTCGGTGGTGATGGGGTCTGATTCCAAATCAGATGTCAGCGGTGTGTTGGACTTTCCCAACGGCAGCCACTCATCCGTGGTGGTGAAAAGCATTTCGTTCATTGCTTCTCCCCCGTCGAGGGATGGCGTGACATGCTAGCAAGACGTTCTTCTTCGTCGAACTCTTCGTCGTCGGATTCCACCAGAGTGAGCATAAACCCTAGTCTAGCGGTGCAGACACCTCGGTGACGGTCATCTCTAATGCGTCCTTGCCAAACAGCGGGGCGAGGAAGGTTAGTTTCACCACAATCTTGGCGTTGTCGTCAATCAGTACGCCTGCATCAACCAGTCCGTCAACCGCTGCCTTCACCTGAGGGAAGCATGCGCCCACGTCTTGGCGGTACTTGGCGTTGAGGACGTAGGGCTGGATGGTGATTTCCACCTGCTCCATGCTCGGCATCATCGCCTCTTTTGCGAGGTCACAGAATGCTGCTCTCCACTCCTTGACAATCTTGGCTCGCACCATGTGGTGAACCGTGCGCTCTTTGTTGAGCGTGAAGTCGGGGCGCTCTTCGTAGGTTAGGACGTAGGAGTTCACAGTGAAATAACCACGACGGGTGGGCGTGCGTTGGTCGTGTGTGTGACTGCGGCGTTCACTGCTGTCTCCACTCGTTCCTTGCCCGTGAGTTCCTTACTGCGTTCCAAAGCGTACAGTGCGGCGAGTGCGGCCTGAGCGCCAGCACCTGTGGCCCCGTATAACTCTCGTGATTTCACCACGGCAAAGTCCGAACCAATCTCGTAGATGGCAGTCTTGTTGGCGACGAGGACGGCCCAATCGTCTGCTGGAAACCCTGCGTCGTTTGCCCGTGCCATGAGGTAGTCACGGATTTTGTACGGGTCAGAAACGGCGCTCTTTCGGAGAATGTCCATAATCCGAAACGAACCCGATACGCCGACAAGACTTGATTCAGTGGCCCAAACTTTTGGCTCTGCCGAGATGATGACCGTGCTGTCATCGAATGCGCCGCTGTCCCCAGCCATCCACACTTGCTTTTTGTCTTTCCACGCTGCCAAACAGGTCACAAGACAAGGCTACTAGCGGATTTCACTGCCCCTGAGTTGGGTAATGAACCTCGCCCGTTTGTGCGTATTCCGTGCGCATCTGGTCGGTCATCGCCTTTGCTCGCACCATCTGTGCCGCCGTCTCTGCACGCTGCTGATTCACCTTGACACGGGCATCAAGTTCGTCCGCTTTGCTGCCGCCGTTGGCCTTTTCCAAATCTCTGGCGGCGGTGAAGTGCTTGACGGCCTCTTCGTGGAGTTCCTTGGCCTGCTGCCAGCGCCCGTTATGGAAACGGTACACGCCCATGCGCTCGGCCTTTTCACCTGCGTTGACGTGTTCGGCTACCCCCTTGGAGTATTGGTTGCCGTGGAAGATGTGACCGAGTAGGTCGCCCTTTGTGAGCGGATACAACAACCCGTCGGTGGTGAAATCAGTCATGCCACAAGGCTAACCGACGTTTTCTAGATGCCTCTTGACTTCCGCTTCGGCTTGTGACTTCTTGAAGAACCGTGGAAGGCTCCATCCGCAGTTGCACCACGCTTCGTACAGTGTGGTGTTCAGCATCGAAGAACGGTATTCCTCGACCTGAGCGTCGTGGTCTTTAGGCGCTTCTGGTGCGGCCTTCTTCTTGGCTGCCACTAGATGCTTCGCTTGAACAATGCCCAGCGACGGGACTGCGTGCCGTTCGGACTGCGTTCCAAAATCCACTGGTCGTGGCACGAGCGCCCGTACTTGCTCTCGGATTTCACTGCGTAGTCCGTGCACTCCCAAATGGTTCCGACGGGGAATGAATCAACGTCGGGCTTCTTGCAGTCGTGGGGCAGGTAAATCACCATGCCGTGCTTCTCGCCGTCGTTCGCTGGTTCGCCTTGGCTCTCCAGTTGGCGCTGTACGGCAGCAATCTGGCGAGGTGAAGGCTGACCTGCTTGGGTGAGTAGCGACTGGCGCACGGGGCTGCGCTTGCTCCACTCAACTGTCCACGGCAGGTTCTTGTTCTTTTCGTTCCACGATTCGATGTGCTTCTGTCGCTCGGTAGGTGGAATAAGTGGCTCAGTCATGTGTCACTCTTTCGGTAATGCGCTTCGTTCGGTAACGATAGCGTAGCACGGTGTAGTGGCTAGGCAACGCCCATCAGTTGCTGCAAGTTGGTTGGTGAAACCATGTACACGTCGGGCACGTCGAAGTACACGCCAGCAAAGCGCATGGCTTCGTGCGCCAAAGCGGAGCAAATCCACGTTCCTGCACGGCGGCACTCAATGAACCAAACTGGTGAAATGATGTCCACTCCAATGCAGATGTCGGACAACAGGCCATACTTCTTTCCAATCTGCTTCTCGGCAAACCACGCCGCCTTCTCAGCGTCTCCACCAAGCGAGGTGATGTCGTACATCGAGATGAGTTCGGACGAGGCGATAAGGCTGGCAAGGGTTGATTTAGCCACGCCCTTCATGGTCGCTTGCACAATCCACACGTCGTCGTAGGTTGCGCCTTCGGTCACGACGGTAAAGCAGTGGTTGTAGGTGCCGTCCTTCCAACGCAACTTTTCACCAAAGCGGATAAGTGCGCCCATGGTGCCGTCGGTCTTGGCAAAGCCAGTCATGCCTCGCTTGATTTCACCAGCGGGCAGGTTCGTGATGCAGGGGGCGGCGTTTTTTGACATGGCTCTAACGTACTACGCTTCCCACGAATGCTTGGTTAGCCCTAGTTCGTGCGCCCTCTTGGGGTTGTCCTCAATCCACGAGTTGTGGTGATTGCAGACGAGGATGATGCCGCCCATGTCGAGCAGGTTCGCATCGCTCTGCCCTGAACGTGCTCGGCTGAGGATTTCGTGCCCGTTTATTTCACCAAAGCACGGGGTGCCGATGATGTCCTTGACGGTGCACTTCCACGTTTCACGCTTGCCGAAGTGGGCGAGCATGGCTTCCTTGCGCTGAACGTTGACCGCTCGGCGCTTGTCGCTCATTGGCTTCAGGGACGAACGCTTCAGTGCGCTGGGCTTACGCTCCAACGGCTTGCGAGCCAGTTGCTTCTGCTTCTTTTCACCATCACGGCATTCCTTGCAACGTGGCAGGAACTTGCCAGAACCGTCTCGACGTGCGATGAACTCGTCCGTGGATTTCACCTCACGGCACGAGCCGCACTTCTTGACTTCACTCACTTGCGTGGTAATGCGAGCGCCTTGTTGACGACGTTGAACTGAGCGTCCACGGTTGCGAGGTCTGCATCGAACGAGGTGATGGAGCCGCCACCTGCGTACACTGCGGTGCCGTCAGATGCCAACTGCTGAAGGTCGGCAGAGAGGGTCTTGATTTCGGCGTTGAGCGTCGGGCTGAGCGAGTTGGTCAATGCGGTCAGGGCGAGTGCGTCGTTGTCAATGTTGGTGAAGTCCTGCGCCGTGGCGGTATTGGAACTCAACGAACCTGCGATGACGCTGTAGTCGCTCTTGGCGGTTGCGTACACGGGCTTGAACGCCTTGTTCCAACGCTTCCAGTTTTCAGCAACCACGACGACGTGGACGGTCTTGACTTTGTTCTTGACGCTCGTCTCGTGAACGGCTACGACGGCGGTGGTGATAATCGCCACGACCACGAGTGCCGTGATAACCCACTGCCACCAGAACAGGCTCTTGAAGAACTGCTTGATTGCGCCCGTGGTGTCGTCGGCTTGGAGCGTAACGGTGGGGGTCTGGTCAACCATCAATGTAATCACTTTCGTCTGGTGATGCGAGTGCTTGCGTCTCAGACTTTACCACGGTTAGTGACGGGACGCTAACTGTGCCTGCGCCCAGTTGAAAACCGACGCTGGTGATTGTCTCTTTGTCGTACTTGTCCTTCAGTTCGTTGTACGCCTTCAGGAAGTGCGAACGCTCCACGCCGATGGTGTCGCTAAAGCACAGCGACGAGAACCCAACGGATTTCACTGCCCCCTCGATGAGGGGATGCGACCAACGGTTTCCATTTCGGTAGAACTCACGCCCGTGTTGGTCGAGGCCGTCGTTCACCTCACGCCATGCCTCGAATGCGGTGGGGGCGAGGCTGCCGCTGACCTCTGCGCACTTTCTGCGGATGCCAGCGATGGTCGGGAACTTTTCCTCGGTCAACGCCCAGTCTTGGGCCGCACGGATGGCGATTCCACCATCAACGTCGGCTAGGAGCATGCTCCACATCTCGATGGTGCCGTCGTTGGCCTTCCATGCTGGAAAGGCGCAGGCGAGGACGTAGCAGACGGTGGCGGTTTCTTGCTGGTTCATTACAGGTGCCTCTTCATGAAGTTCTCGATGGCGGTGAGTGCGTTCCCAGCCTTGTTGGGTGCTGGGGCTACAGTCTCGCTGATTCCAGCGCCCGTGTCAAGGAAATCTTGGTAGCGGAGAGACGAGCCGAAGAACGTTGCGCCGTGGAGTGTGTACATCTCTGGTTCACCACGACGACTGGCGGCGTAGTTCTCGGTGGCCTGCATCAAGCGCACCACGGTTTCACCAGCACGGATGCGAGCAACGAAGTTTTCCTGTGCCTTGCCTTTGTTGATTTTGCGTGGGTAGAGCCGCCAGACTTCCTCGAACTCTGCCGAGTACGGCTTCTCCTTCTTTGCCCGTTCGGATTTCACTGGCTCGGAAATGTGTCCGTCGCCCGATTTTTCGGGTGACGCAAAAGAACTATCTTCAGTACTTACTTCATTCAGTACTTGCTTTGATTCAGTACTTACTAAGTGGGGCACTTCACCGTTGACGGTGGAACCGTGCACGGTTGAGCCGTTGACGGTAAACCCGTCCACGGTTTCATCAGGGATTATGCGGATTTCACTGCCTATGGCGACCTCGTGCACCACTCGTTCGACGTGCGAGAACTGCCCTTTTTCGTCGTTGATGCGCTGTCCGTTGTTGGTGATGTAGCCGAGGGCTTCCAACTCGCTGAGGATGGAGAGGACTTTCTCCTTCTTGGCCTTGGGCGATTCCTTCACGAGGTGATTCACCATGATGACCCAGTTGTCGGGCTTCGAGATGAGGTAGGCCAGCATGCCCTTGGCTTCCCACGAAAGCCGAGCGTCGTTGAGGGTGACGTTGGGCATGATGGTGAAAGACTGGCGAGTGACGGACGGACTGCGACGTATCACGGCGATACTCCTTTTGCTACGGGGTGGTGATGATACACGACCAGTGTCCAGTGCTGGTGCACGGTTTAGGGAGAAACTGTATGCGTTTTCCCCCGACCACAAGATGTGGTGGAGTGCGGCGGCGGCCCCCTACATGTTGTGGTTGCCGAGCATGTGAAGTTTCTCACAAGGTGGTGAACCGCTGAGCGGCCCTAGAACGCCAAAATCCCCTGCACCTATGTCATCACGGGTGCAGGGGATTCAGATGGCACACAGGGGCGTTTAGACCCCTCTGGCGGTCAACTACTCAGGAACTACGTCCTCGGTTGGCTCTTCCTCTTCGAGGGTTGAGCACGAGGCGACCAACTCTTGGGCTTCCGACAGGCGAGCCTGCGTCAGGCTGTTCACCTTGGGCAAGCCAGCCTCGCCCCACGCCTTGGCGAGCGAACGGCGCTGGGCTGGGGTCAGGGTGCGAATGCGTCCGTCGAGAACGTCACGCTCCGTGTCGGTGATGATGGGGTCACCCGACTTCAACCAAGTGTTGAAAATCTGAGCCGCTTCGGTTCCCTTGTTCGGGGCGAACACCTTGTCTGCGAGAGCCTCGCAACGTGTCTTGCCGATGATGGTGCGGTGGTCAACGTCCATGTCCACGACGAGGGTGAACTCGTACTCGATGCCGTCACGCTGAATGGGAGCCATGCCGACCTTGCGTGGAGCGGTGCGACCATTGTCGCCCTTCTCCAACGTGTACTCCGTCTTGGAGCGCATCGTGCTGATGATGTGACCGTTGAAGTTGAGCAACGTGTCAACCATGCGCTGCTGAATCGGCGTGCCAGTTTTCCATCCAGCGAATCCGTTGCCGCCAGCCTTCGAGCCAGCCAAGTCCACAATCTCCAGCAGGCCACCTGCACCGTTGTAGAAGTGAGTGAGGCTGTCAATCACGACGACTGCGTAGCCTTCGGCTTCGGCTGCCTTCAGCACTTCGACCAAGCGGTCAGGGTGGTAGGGGGCAGACATTGACAACGTGTCGAAGTCGAATCGGTCTGCGTACAACTTGGCGCTGTCACGCTCCGTGTCAATCACGGCAATCTTCCCACCGTCGGCAAGTTCCGTTGCCCACGCAAGTGCGCTGAACGTCTTACCCGAACCCGATGGGCCTGTCACTGCAATACGAGCCTTGGCCTCAGCCTTAGTCGCCTTTGTAAATAATGAACTCACTGGTTCACCTTTCTCTCTCTATTACTACACAACACAACACAAGGCCCCTATCTTATACGACGGACTACACCCATGTCCAGTCATCACCACAAAAAAGTTTCTGAAGTTATTGACTTGCGTTTGTCACTCCCATGCTGTACCATAGTTTAGTACCGATTTACCAACTGATTAGAAAGTGAGCAGACATGACTGATACCCAGAGCGGTTACCAGTTCGGTGTACTCAACGCCTTCGCTGGCGTGGGCACTCCACAAATGTACGGCATCAACGGCGACAACGGCATTGCGGTAGTTGTCGAACTTGGTGATGCCAAGGCAAGCATCTTGGGCTTCACGTCCGAGCAGGCAGTCGTCGAGGCCATCGCCATCGCACAACGTTCATGCTCGATTGGTGAACTCGTCGAGGACGGTGCGGAGTTTGACCTCGCAGTCGCAATCCTCTCGTTGTTCGCCAGCAAGTCCTACGTCCTTCAGGACGAGCCTCAGGACGATGGTGCTGATGCCATCGCTGAGCAGAACTACCTCGACGCTGACATCGAGGCGTGGCAGTTTGAGAAGGCAGGGGTGTCGTTCTAATGGGTCTGTCAATCTACAACACCATCACCGACCAGTGCGTCTGGTCGTCGTCCTACAGTGGCTTCGGCAACTGGCGTGACGAGATTGCCAAGGCCGCCGACGTAGGCGACTGGCGCACGACTGGCAACCCGACTGCCGATGAGGTGATGGGTTTCTGGGCGAACGCTCCCAAAGACCCACTGTCGTTCGTGTTGCAGCACAGTGACTGCGACGGTTACATCATGCCCGACGATGCTGGGCGACTGGAGCGCCGCTTGCGTGGTTTGCTCGATGACCTTGCCGAGAGCGAGTGGTTGGACGCTACCAAGGACTTCATCAAGGCGCTCGACGAGGCGTGCAACACCAAGGCAATCTTGGTGTTCAAGTAAACTTGAATAAAAGACTTGACTTGTGTCACACCCATGTGGCACAATAGTTAGGTAGAGATTTATCCAACTGATAGGAGAATGAAATGGCGTTTGACCGTAGCGGACACGGATTTAGTTTTGAGAAGCACCGTGAGTTGGAGTACGAACTCCGCCACGAGGACGAGCAGGCGGACTTCGAGTTTGGTCACCGTGCCAGCGCCAAGTCCATTGCTTACGCCAAGTCGCTCATCGAGCGTGCCAAGAAGTTCCCACAGTTGAAGGAGAAGGCTGAGCGCCACGAGGCTTCCCTCGCCAAGGACGGTGGCAGGAGCCGTCACAGCGTTCCCTACAACATCGCTACCGTCTCCTACGCCATCGCTGACCTGAAGGAAAGTTTGGACGCACTGTTCAAGTCCTTTGCTGAAGCGAAGGCGAGCCGTGAGGCAGAGCCGAAGGTGACCGCATCGGTTGCCAACGTCGAGCCTGCCAGCGCCAAGCAGATTGGTTTCATGTCCTCGTTGCTGAAGCGCAAGGACGTGCCAGCCGACCTGCTCGCTCAGGTCGAAGGTGCCAAGGCGGACAAGCGCAAGGCATCGAAGGTGATTGACGCACTGACCAAGTGCGCCGACAAGGTGGCAGTAAGCGCCTAGTTGCGCCGTGTCACACCCATGCAGTACCGTAGTAATGCAGCATCCCAACTAAGAGAAAGTGTCCACTGACATGACGGCAGAAGCCACCGCAGTATCGGCAGTACCCGAAGTATCCGTATCCAACCTTGGTGAAGGCATGTCCCTCGCTGACTGGCTCATCACCGATGGGCAGCCCGACACGCTCGTCGGTTTCGAGAGCGCCGAAGGCGAGCAGGCTCAGGCTTACGCCATCACCACTGACGACGAGGCTCTGTGGGCCATGCGTCGCCTCGCTCAGGCCCAGCGTCACGTTGACAAGGTGAAGGCTCAGGCGCAGGCTGAGATTGACCGCATCAACCGCTGGGTCGAAGCATCCACCACTGGCAACGTCCGCCTCATCGAGAAGTTTGACCGCTTACTGGGCGACTACCTCATGGTCGTCCGTGAGGACGAGACCGATGGTCGCAAGAAGTTGGAGTTCCCCGATGGCACGGTGTCGAGCCGTATGACCCCACCAAAGGTCGCCGTAGAGGACGTAGAAGCCTTCCTTGCTTGGGCTGAAGCCAACGGCAAGACCGAGTGGGTTCGTGTCAAGCGTGAGGCTGACGTAGCGACCATCAAGAAGGTCGTGGACTACAACGGCAACGATGTCATTGACCCCATCACTGGTGTCACCGTCGCTGGTCTGTCGCACACCGAGGGTGGCGTGTCCATCACGGTGAAGGTGACCGACTAGCCAAAGTCGCCACGGTGGGTGAGGTGAACTAACCATCATCGGTTCGTTCTCTGCTAACGCCTCACCTGCCGTGCCGTTATTCTCATCATCATCCAAACGTGAGGATTGGGTGGTGATGAGATGAAAGAATCCCCTAGCCATTCCAAAACGGAGTGACTAGGGGATTCTTTGTTTGCTGCGAAGAAGCGTTACGCCTTAGGCGTGGTGCCTTCCGTGGGCGCTGCAACCGTTGCTGAAGTCACGCCGATGGAAGCGACAGGCTTGGTGGCCTTCACGCCGAGCAGCCGACCAAACTCAGGAACCTTCGTCTCCAAGTAGCGGATGATGATGAAGTAGCCCGACGACACGAAGGGGAACACACGCTGGTATGCCTCTGCCGTGGTCATGTGGAAGCCAGCCTTGGCTCCAAGGGTGATGAACCAACCCACGAGGATTGGGGTGACGTAGCGCACGATTTCGAGGCCGTACTCGTCAACGACAGCGTTACCGCTTGTCTCTGGTGTTGCCATTGCTTGTCTCCTTTGAGAGCATTAGTGGTAGGTGCACCTCGGCCTCTGTACGATGCCAGTCGAGATGCCTTTCCACCTTATCCTCAATGGTGTCGAACCGCAAGTCCATGCGAGAAAAGTTCGTGTCAATGCGCTCAAATCGTAGCGTCTGCTGCTCAATCAGGTTGTCTATTTTGTGGTCAATCTTGTCTGAATCCCTATGATTCTGCTTGCCATTCCTGTGCGCTCCGTACCATGCGGCGGCGGCAGTCAACGTCGCTGGGATGGCGCTGATGAGGGCTGCGGTGACGTAGGGGTTGGACGGCATACCTTGATTCTAAATCACGGTTTCCAAATCTCAGAATAATCAACCGTGCTTTATGCGCTCGGCCCCATGTCGTAGATGGTGAACTGCACGTTGTTGGGCAAGTTGAACTGCACGGCAGGGGCGTAGGCCGTATTGGAAGCAGTGGTGAACACGCCGAGTTGCCATGTGAACGTGTTGTTCGGGTACTTGGTCGCCCACTGGCCCTTGGTCAACGCCGTGGCTGGTTCGTCAGACGCAATGATGCTGCCGTTCGTGGTGGTGATGCCATTCGTCGAGCCGCCGCTTCCAAAAGACATCCACCCCGTCACGGGCGCATTGACCGCTAGTGAAACCGTAGGACTGTACGAGGCCACACCAAGGCTCACGGTGTACGTCGCCGTCACCTCGGCCTTGTACAACCGATTGGGCAGCACGGGGGCCACCAACGATGCGCCAGTTACCGTGAAGTAACCGCCAGAGGTTTTCACTGTGTTGGTTCCTTGGAAACCAAGTGGTTTCGCCGCCGTTCCAATACTCAGCGTCTTGTGGGCGACCACTGAAATCGCCCCACCGATTTGCGTCGTAATCTGCGTTCCTGCTAGTTGCTTGATGCTGCCCGACAGGGAGCCGAGAACGTATGCGTCGTTTCCCGTTTGGGTAACGATGACCATTTCACCAAGGTTCGGTGTGTAGTGGGAAGAGAAGCGGCAGCCTGGGGTGGGGTAGTCGGAGCCTGCAATGTAGACACTTACCGCTGGGTAGGTTCCGCCATCACCATCGTCAAACTGAGGGTCGTATCCTGCGATGGTTCCCATGCGCTGAATGTCCACAGGGGGCAGCGCCTCATGACCGTTGTTTGTTAGGTGCTTTACAAGGTCGGAGTAGTCGAACATGGTGAAATACCTTAGGCGTTGTTCGGGTTGACTTGGGAGTACTCGTTGAGGCGGATTGCATCCTTACGGGTACCAGTGCGGCGCTCACGGGCAGTGATGCTCAGAGCCGTCGTCAAGTCCAGTGGAATCACCAACTTGTCAATGTAGTAGTTGACCGCACCGCCGTTGGCAATCACCTTCGGGTCGTTGATGTTCGTTGACGCAAGGAAGTCAGATGAAGGCGTAAATGGGTTCACCTGAATCAACTTGTCGCCCTTACGGGCAGGGTGTGACAGCGTGATGTTCTGCGTGATGTAGTCCGTGTAAATCACCAACTGCTCACCGCTGGCGATGTCCTTCTGCAAGGGCACCACGTTCAAGGTGGTGTATGTCTTGGAGCGGAAGATTTGCGAAGAGAGAACAGCGACGGTTGCGGCAGGGTCGAAGATGCCAAGGCGCTTGCGGCGCACGGCGATTACGTCGTTCACGTCGAGTGCTGGGTTCACCGCACCCTCGATGGTCAGGGATTCGTTACCGCCCGTGAACCACGACAGGAATGTGTCTGCGGCGTTCTGCACCTGCGCTTGGGTTTTCAGTAATTTGCGGCCTGGTTCGTAGCCGACTACTCGTCCAAATGTGCCGAGGTAGTTGGTTGGTGAAGTTGGGTCGTCGTCTACGGCGACGGCTTTCAAGGGGGTCTTGGCGCTCGTGGCTTCACCAGTCGCAATGACGTAGTTGACGGTCTTGCTGTCGGAAAGAACACGGCTGACGTTGGTGAGCAGACCACCATTGCCGTTGTTGTCGCCGTCGAGGAACTCCCAAACTGGTGGAACGGCGTTGGGGTCTGGGATGGAGAGGGTCTGAAACTTGCCCTCAGCGTTGACGAACAGTTCACCACGTCCGCCACCAAGCGACGCTGCTAGTCCTGAGATGTCAGTCCACGGAGAGTTTGAGCCTGAGTTTGAGACGTTGGTGGAACCCATGATGATGGGGTGCTTGATTGGAACGTCCTGCACGCCACTGAAATCAAACTCTGGTGGGCCAAAGACGCCTGGGTGGGTGGGCCAGCGGTCTTGGATGAGAATCTTGATGGCTTCGGTGACAGTGCCTGCGATGTAGTTGCGCTCCTTGGTGGTGTCACTCTTGGCGACAGGAACGGTGTACGGCTTGGTGTACACGGTGGTCGGGTTCGTCCAGTGGTTCAGTCCGATGTTGTTCGACACGTCCGTGCCAGAAACCTCAATGGAAACGTCGCCGTCTTTATCTTCGGAAATGGTGACGGAGTTGATGCGGAAAACGCCGATTGGAACTAACTCGTATGCGCCGTTGGCTGGGCGCAGCCATTGGTCGTCGAGCGGAGCAGGTGCAGTGAAAAGACGTGGGTCAATCTCGCTTAGGTTCCATACCACGCCTCGGTAGGCGTAGATGTGCTGACCATAGATGTTGAGTGGGTCGGTGTCCTTTTGGGGAATCAGGTTGACGATTGACCCGTCGGGATTCGTAATGTACGGCAGGTTGGTGGTGAAATCAATCGAGCGGCGGAACTGCGACGACGTTCGGTCTACCGTGACTGTGCCGCTGACGACGGGAATCGTAGTCGTGGTGCCATCAATGCTCAGCGCCTTGACAATCACCATCGCTCGATTCGGCGCTTTCATAGCGTCCATGAACTTCTGCGTGGCTTTTTTGTACATAGTTACGAACCGTAAGTGTATCCGTAGCCGTTGGGCGGTGGGGCCTCAACGTAGGTGATTGCGACATCACGGTATGGCGAAGCCGCAGCGTTGTGTGTGACCGTAACGTCGTCGCTGATTTGGATGTACTTCTTTGTGCCCTCGACTGGGTTAGTGAGGACAAGCGTTTCACCAAGGTTGAGTAGGGAGACGAAGTTCTCCCAGTTGGCATTATCCGTCCACTTGACGGTGATTTGTGCATCTCGGCCCTGAACCACACCTGGGACGATGATGGGGCGTGAGGAACCAAGTGGGTAGAACACGCCGACAGGGTGCTTTTGCGTCTCTTGAAAGGCGTTCTGCACGAGGATGGGGAAGCGGCGGTCTGGGTCGGACGAACTGGCAATCCACCACGAGTTGATTGTCAACTGCGGCGCAACAACGTTTGCCGACACGCCCTTGACGAGGTTGTTGTGTTCGTCGGAGAACGATGGTGTAATGCGGTAGCCCGTGGCGACGTTAGGCACGACTTCCACGTCGTAGAAGATTCCAGTGCCGTTCACAGAGCCAACGCCCCGTCCATCTGCCACCACGACATCACCACCAAATGCAGTGTTGTAGGTTGTGCCGTCGTCACTGCGCTCAATCTTGTAGCGGTACGAGGTGTTCGGCGTGTTGACGTAGCCGTCGTTGTTCCAGTTGAAAACTGCGACCAACGTACCCTTGGGCTGATTGTTGATGAAGTGACCAGCGATGCGTGTGGTCTGCGCCGTGATTGGCGTGTTTGCTGCTTGGTTGAAGCCGATGGGGTCGGTCAGTGAAATCTGCGGCGAACCGTCCCAACCAGCCGTGATGATGGCGGTTTCGTAGGTAGCGTCAGTGCTGTTTCCAATGTAGAGCGTCGTACCTGCACCGAAGCCCACGGGATTGTGGACGGTGATGGACGTGTCGCCTGCTTTCGCTGGCTTTTGCAGGTATGTAACTCGACCCGTTTCACCAGCGCCAAAGTGGATTTCCCGACTGCCGTTATCTGCGGTGGGGTCGAACAGGTAGATGCTGTTAGCGCCAGCCGTGGGCGTGGTGCTGGGGATGGAGAAGGAACTGTCGGCGTTGACCGCAGTTGTGGTGGAAACGTATGCCGATGCAGAAAGGGCAGGCATCTGTGTGTTGAGCGCTTTGTACGAACTTGTTGGCAAGTATGGAGTGAGCGCCTTGAATTGCAAGCCACAGAAGGTGATGGTGTCCCTGTAGGTGAGGTTGCTTACGTTGATGCGAGGTGCGGCTCGGCTTGCTGAAATCTGAACGGTCACGCCCGTCGTGCCGCTGGCAGGAGCGCCGCCAAATGGAAACTTCAGCGAAAGGACATTGGCGTTGTATGGAGACTGCGAGGTGAGAATCGCAACGGCGTTGTTTACCGACAAGTAAGTGCCCACACTGAGCGCAGGGGCAGGCGTTCCACCAGTCCATGCCAAGGTTCCCGTCAACGTGTCGTTTGCGAGGTACGTTGCGTTGGTGGTGAAAACAATCGTCGGAGCGATGGCGGCGATGGCGTTGGGCGACCAACCAGCATTTGTGGTGTTCTCCACGCCGATTGGAACGGCAAGGTTCGCCAAGGTCTGGGTGACGGTAATCGAGCCAGAAGAAGTGGCCTTGCGTGACATGGTGACGGTCTGGGCGGTGTACGAGAAGGCCGTGATGTAGGTGTACGAAGGAATGCCCGTACCCGAAATCTTTGCGCCGACGACAAGGTTCTGGGTTGCTGAAACGCCCGTGAGCGTGGCGCTGCCAGAAGTTTTGGTCGCTGTCCATGTTTGGGTGTTTGACGCACCAGAGTTGATGATGCTGAGCGAGCCATCGTGGGTCGAGATAAGGTTGCCCAACTCGTCGTACCAGTCAATGAGCAGTGAAAACCACGCCGTTGTGTTGCCGCAGGCCAGCGCCTTTCCAATAGCCGAGAACCCGTAGGTCACGCCAGCGTTGACGGGAATGGAGTTTTGGTTTGTGTAAGGCGGTGGGGTGAAGATGGTCACGTCCGAGAGACTGTCGCCAACGGCTGCCGTGTTTGAGCACGAGAGGCTAAGTGAGGCATCACCATTCAAGGGGTTGTTGTACAACTTCACGGACGTGTGTCGCAGGTAGTCGTACTTGGGGGTGAACGGAACCACGGGAATGCTCTGAACAGGAGTGGGAACCGTGCCCGTACCCGAATAAGTTGCTGAAATGAGCGTGGCGGCAGGCGGATAGAAAATCACGCCGTCGTTGATGAAGTAGGTCGTGGTGGTGTTGTTCGGCTGTGCACCTTGCGTACTGCTACCAAAGAAGATTGCCGTGTAGCCGTTGTACGTTCCTGAGGTGATGGCAACCGTACTTGTGACAGTTGTACCGAGAGGCAGGCCATTCATCAGAACGGTGTAGCCAGCAGTCACGCCGCCAAGAGAGGAAGTTGGCACGGCGACGGCGTTGAAGATTCCACCATTGGTTGCGCCGTCTACTGTGAGGGGCGTAAACGTTGTCGTTCCAAAACCCAGCACGGCAGCCTTGAACCCGACTGGCTTTGCTGAAGTGTTGTAGTCAACCAAGAAGTCTTGGAAGTCGTCAACCGTTTTCAGCGCAGAGTGCTTCGTGTATGCCGTAGATGAGGCTACCGTGGCGTAGGTTGGGCTGATTGCTGGGACGTAGTGAACGTTTGATACACGGACTGTCTGACCAACTGCAAGGTTCAGGCCCTTGATGCTGTTGAGCGATTCGTTGAGCGTGACGGTAAGTGGCTGCACGGAAGGCAGTGTCTGCGCAGGGATTTTCACTGAGATGGTTGCGGTATTTGGAATGTAAAAGAACCCAGGGGCATTCTTCAAGTTGAACGTTCCAGCACTATTGGCTGGTTTGATTGACAAGGCTGGCATTCCTGCGCAACTGTTTCCTAGGCCCGTCTGCGCCAAGGTGAACGTGCACGAGTAACTGCCGCTACGGTTCCAGTTGGTTTGGCCTGGGATGGAGTAGCCGCCGTTGGCTTCGACGTAGAGGGTGGTACCAGAGGGCAGACGATTGAGTGCCGCCAACGTGTTCAGGCTGAGGTTGTTGGCCTGAACAAAGCCGAGAAGTGTCAATGGATTTGACGAACTCCGCAGGTAGCCGCCGTTTTGGGTGAGCGAGGCGCTTGACCAGTTGTTGACGTAGCCAATGACGACGGTGGTCGCTGGGACGCTTACGCCTGCAACATTCTCTACAGTGAAATAAGTGCTTGGCGAGGGAAAGACGAACTGGTTTTCCGCAGGGGTGGTGGACTTCAACTTGTTGTTGACTGCCGTGTACGCCGCTGTTTCGGTGTAGTAAGAGATTTGTATCTGCGAACCCTTTTGGATTATTCCAGTGGGGTCGTTGACGTAAATGGTCTTACCATCGTTGGCGCTGAGTTTGCCGTTGCTTGAAGCGATGAAAGCAACGCCGTAGTTCAGGGGAATAGTGGTCGCCGCCACGCCCGAAGTCTCACGCACGGTGGTGTAATAGGTGTGCGAGGTTGTCTTTTCGGCTTGTGAGTAGGTGTACATCATGGCGATTTGACCGCTGTACCCCGTGTAGATGTCCTTCTGAAGCCCGTAATACACGGTTGCGCCAGCACTGTGCGATGCCGCCGTCGTGCCCTGATAGCCACGTTTGATGACATAGAAGGTGTCACCCGTGTTGTTGCCGTTCACCTTGTTGGTTACAAGGATTCGCTCTTGACCAATCTGAATCCAAAACTGACCGCTGCGTGGGAAACCCACTGCGTCTGCGGCGCTGTAGTAGTTGCCCACCAAGTTTGCATTGCTGTGCGTTGAGGTTGCCTTTGCTGAAATAGTGACCGTCGTTCCGCCACTCACGTTTGTAATAGTTGCCCCAGCAGGAATGCCCACGCCGAAGATAGCCATGCCGATAATCAGACCCGTGACGCTCGATACGCCCGTAATGCTGGTGGAGCCGTTGGTCACTTTTCCCGTAAATGCAACGTGGCTTGCCGCCGTGCCGCTGGTGGAACCCGTTACCTTGAACGAAGTTGCAGATGCGTTGATGTCCTCGGCAAGGCCACCCTGCGCACCAACCGAGAGGCTGCTGATGGTGTTCTTGTGCGAAAGGGGGTCGGAAATAGAAATGGAAGTGACTTGAATGCCAACTGAGGTAGCGGCGGTATCCACGCCGTTCTGGGTGGTCGTCCATCCGCCCGAAGTTTTCTTGAAAGAGCCGTTGTCTGCTGAAAAAAGGTTGTCGGAAGTTTGTACGGCGATAGCGTTGCGAGCATTTGTCCCGTCTGTGTAAACGGCGACAAGCGGCGGCTGCGGCTGCACGATGGTGGTGGTGAAACCAATCGTCGCCCAATCGCTGTACCAGTTCTTGCCAGACTTCTTTGCCCAGACCTTGACGCATGCCCAATACTGCGCACCGTTGATGTAGCCGTCGTTGGGGTCGAGGCTGTAGGTATTCGCATCGGTGTTGCCAATAAACGTTTTCTTGATGGTGGGCGTTTGGTCGGGTGTCCAGTTTGGATTTGAGAACTCTTGGTCAGTGAAAAGACTGACCTGATACCCAACCTGCGCCGTCTTGTCGGGGTCGTAGAAAACCCAGTTGAGCGAGTAGTTGCCGTCGGCAACCTTCTTGGTGAAATCAAACTGGATGTTGTTGGTCGGACTAATCGAGAGGTTGGTGACCTGCGGCTTGGCAACCGTCTGCGGCGTGGCGATAATGCTCTTGTGGCTCGCCTTTCCACCAGCAGGAACCACGGAAGTAATCTTGATTCCAAGGTCTTTTAGAACCTTAGAATCCCAGTTCACACCCTTGGGGCTATTCCCCTTCTTTCCACCAGTGTGGACTGAGTGAGTGTTTTTCTTCTTCTTAGTCGTCACGGCTCTCCAACGGGGTGTCTTGGACTAAATCCTACCCCACTAAAGCGATTTTAGGAAGATGCGGCTGGGTTGGTGGCGTTTTGGTAGGTGTCCGCTGGGGCCACGTCACCAGTGGTTAGGTCGGTCAGGGCGTAGGTGTGCTTGTCACCGCCGTTCTCCGCACCCTGAAGGGCAACCGAAATCTGCACCGAGGCAACTTCTGCGTCATTCCACCTCGTGCCGTCGTACTTCTGAATGGTTTGGGTGTCTGGCTTCCAACGAACATCGCCTGACACGGCGGTGGGCTGGGCGTAGAACGAAACGTTTGTGCCTGTGTCGTAGGAGTTGCTCAGCGGCGCAGCAATCTGCATCTGGTACGTTTCATTTGTCTGGCGCACGGGAATCGTGTAGGGGTAGACGATTTCACTGAGCGTCTCGTTGCCGACGACGAGTTCAATCGGCGCAGTCAGCGTGGTGGGATTGACCTGCAACGTCGTTCCTGAGAACGTGGCGGACGCTGGGATGTTTGTGGTGACCGTCGAGCCAGAGACAGACGTAACGAACGCTGGCGACGAGAATGCCGTCGTGGTGAAAGAAACCGTTGCGCCAGTCACCGTTGCGCTGGCGGCAAGGTTCATGGTGGTTCCTGCAAGTGTGAAGTACTGACCGCCAGTGAAACCGTACTGGGTAAGGCTTGCGTTCCCTTGGTACGAAGGGTTGACGTATGTGGTTGGGCCGCCGACTGGGGCGTTTCCAATCACCAAGTAGTTGGACGAGTTGACCGTCACCGTGATGTTTGCCCAACTCGCTGGCACCCCGTTGTTTGGGTTGGTGATTGCAGACTGCAACGCAGCGGCAAGGTCTTGGTACGTCGAGTACGTTCCGTTGGCGACCTGAATAACGTATTGAACGCCACTGATGTAAAGATAGAACGTGTTGTTGATACCAGTATTTGAGGTGATGGTCAAAGGCAGCGTGGCTGCGCTGGTCGCAACAAGTTGGTAGGCGTTTACACCCGTGATTACTGCGTCGTAAGGGATTCCTGCGCCCGTGATTTGGGTTCCCAAAACCAATTTTGCGGTGCTGGAAACGCCAGTGATGGTCGTGCTTCCTGCCGTGAGGTTCGCCGTAAACGTTCCCGTCACTGAGGTGGAAATCAACTGCTGCCCAACCTGCGGAGCGGCGTTGATTGTTCCATTTGACGTAGTAGCACTGGCATTCTGGGACATGGTGATAAAGTTTCCCGAAGCCGATGCGGTCATTGAAACGATGTACGAGTTGAGCGGAATGCCCGTTCCCGAAAGACCCTCACCCGTGTACAAGCCACTAATGCTGGAAACACCTGTAATGGTTGCGCTGCCCGATGTCAAGTAGCCGCTAAACGAGTAGGTGGAAAGGGTAATCGTGTTTGTAGCAACCGTGGTCGCCGCCGTAAAGGAACCAGAAGCAACCAACGTGTTGTCGTAGTTGTACAACGGGATGAAAGGCTGCACTGAAATCTTGTCAGAGAAGAAAGGTTCAGGCTCCGTCACAACCAACTCTTGGGGCGTGGTGCCAGAGCCAAGGACGATTGTCTGGTCGGCGCTCAGTTCATTGATGAGGCCGTATGAGACGAGCGTGGCAGTATTGGAACCGTTGTAGAAGTTGGTGACTGCGCCATTTGCTACGTTGGCGGCAATGTAGTCAAACACTGGGATGAACGGCGACACCGAGATACTCGTATCGCCCGTGTTCACCGAAGCAGAGGTGGTGACTATTTGCGTGTACAGTCCCGACTTCAAGTAGATGGTCGAACCAGAAGGCAAATAGCACGGCGCTGGTGAAATGTACAACGTTGAGACGTACTGTCCACTGGAGTAGAGCGATGCGTCAATGTTCATGGTCACCTGTGAGGTGGTGGTTACCGTTGGGTAAGCAGGCTGACCAGAGGCGTAGGTGAGAGTCACTGTTCCCGTGCCGCTGCTGAAGTCTCCACTTGATGTAGAAATGTACGAAAGTGGTGGGATGTTGGTTCCCGAAACGGCGTAAGCAAACGTAATCGTGCTGCTGGTGGAAAGTGCGCCGCTCAGTGGTTTGTTCAGGTACACGACGTAAGAGCCGTAAGAGCCGCTGTAGGCGGTGACGATGGTGTTCGGTTGGATTGCGGTGTCGCCGTACATTGACATGCCGACGTATGGCTTTGCAGCGCCCGACGAAAGATTGAAACTGGTGGCCCCAGCAACGGTTGTGTAAGAGACTGCGCTGGTGATTGCGCTGACTGGCTGAAGGGTTCCGTTGGTTACATAAGCGTTGGTGATGACGTTGCTACCCACTGAAGCGGAGCCAGAGAAAGAACGGTTGAGGTACGAGTGTGGCACGTTCAGGCTGTTGTACGTCGTGTTCGTGTCGAGCATCTTCAAGGTGATTGGCGTGCCGTCAACGTAGGTAGCACTTGTGGTTGCGACAAGGCTGAGGTAGTAGCCCGTTGGTGAAATGGCACCCGTAGCGTCAATCGCTACGTTTGAGACTTGAACAACGTCGTAACCGATTTGCACGAAGAACAAAGGCATGGATGGGATGGTGGAACCATTGGGCAGGAATGGAACCGCAGTGGCCCCCGAAGCGACAAGACCTGCAACTCGACCAATCTCTGGTGGTAGAAAGAGGCCGCTGTTGATGACATTGTTGTAGTTCGACGTTGGGAACAAGTCGTTCGTGGTGATTGTCAGCGTGGTCGCACTTGCGCTTGCTGGCACGGCAAGGGTGGTGGCGATTGATGGGCTGTCGTTGTCGCTCGAAGTCAACCAGTTGGGTGACAGTGAAATCGTCGTGTCAAACGTTGCAGCCTGCGCACCCGACGTATTGTCTGCCAAGAGGTTCTGCTGCCCCTGCGCTACCGAAGCGTTTTCAGCACCAGCACTAATCAACGCACCAGCGGCGTGTTGGTTTTGGAAGCCGTCGAGGGTGTAGATGTTGGGGACAACAACTGGCTCACCAGCAAAGTGGTTGTATTGAAACTTCTGACCAGCGGCAAGGGCAATCGAAATAGGTGAAATGGTATTGCCCGTGGCAGCGCCCGACAAGAAGTTGTAGGTGCCGTTGAACACCACTGTTTCCTGCGTGTCGCCTTCGCCCACGACCATAACGCCCCATACCTGTGGGGTGAAAAGATACGAGGCGGAAGAAGCACTAACACTGATTGGATTGGACAGATAGATGTTTCCGCTGTCAATGTAGGTGACGACGGTTCCGTTGGGGATGCCGTTCCCCTTCACCATCCAACCCACGGAAATGTTTGGGCTGGCAATCGTTGGCAGGGTCATGTAGTAGTTGCCTGCAACAGTGGTCACACCCGTAATGGTTGTGCCAGTGGTTGGTGAAATGCCTTGCGAAGCGATGTTGCCGTACTGGTCGTAGTAGGTGCCGCCGATGGAGACGCTCGTACTGTTGAGTGGTGAAACAACAATGTAGTTCTGGTCTGACGTGGCAGTGGCGTAGACGGTGGTGCCGAAGAGCGAGCCAATGGTGGTGGGGGTAAGAACCTCTTGGTCGCCCACGGTGTCTGAACCGAAGTAGCGGTCACCTACGTCGTAAGAGCCGACAAGCGTTCCTGCGGCGTGGTTGAATGACGTGTTGCCGCTCATCATCACAACGCCTGCATTCTTGATTCCCGATGCGTCAAGGGCAGGTGAAGTGTAGGCAGAGTAGATGGTTGCCGTGTTCTCCAGTGGCAAGATGGCGGTCTGGCTGTCGCCATTTGGATACGTCGTAAAGGCGCTCGTCAAGAAGTTTTCACCGTCCACTGCCCACACGATTGCGGAGTTGGAGTATGCGTCCACTTCCAATACGGCAAGTCGGCTTTGGTAGAAAACGTAGTTTGGCGTGTACGTCGTGAACGTGGTGTTTGTTGAGCCAACCGTAAGCATGAACGGATTGCTTTGGTTGTCCACCAAGTACACGGTGTAGGTAGAGCCGTTCAGCACAATCGCTGAGACGAAACAGATGTTGTAGGCGAACTGGGTGGCTGACGTTGATGCAGGAGAGAAAATAACGTTCTGAGGTGAAATGACAACCGCATCTCCGATGTGGATGTACGGCGTGGCGGAAGGCGATACGCCAGTAATGCCGTTGTAGTTGCCGTTGGCGTATCCCGTCCATGAGTACGAAGGTGAAGCCTCTAGGTTCGCAACCGTGTCAAGGTAGAGCGTATAGGTGGTTCCACCAACCTGACCTGCCGATACGTTTGTCACGCCAGACTGCAACACGCCAGCGACCAGCAGTGCGTTGCTTTGCGTGCCGCCGATTGGGTACATTCCTGAGAATCCCGTGAACGGCGTTCCACCAGTGACAGAGCCTGGGTTGACCCATTCGCAGAGGGTGACGTTGTAGTAGTTGAAATCAATGGTGTCTTGGAGAACCGTGGCGATGGCAGGATTGGAAACCGTGACCTGCGTGGCGCTGTCCACTGAAATAATGACGGTGCCGCTTGGGAAGCCCGTGTACGAAACCGTTTGCCCGACAAGAAGGCCATTCGTGCCGTTCAACCCAGCCGCCGTGTTTGCGGTGCTGGAAATGTTGAGGATGGTAGACGTTCCGTAGGCCACGTCGCCCAAGTACGCCGTCACCTGTGCGGTCTGGTTGATGTTGTAGATGAACGGGCCGCTTATGCCCTTAGTGCTGGCAAGGGCGTTGTAGTTGCTGGAGTAGGGAACGATGTCGCCCGAAACGTACTGCCCAGACGAAAGACCCGTGATGTCTGATACCTGCAATGGTGCTGAAAAGACCATTTGCGTGGGGCTTACAATGGTGGGGCTAACCAAGTTTGTCGTTGTGTGAAGCGTCGTGTACGGAACAGTAATCGTTTCACCACCAAACGTTGCCGTTGGGTTTGCGCTGAGGACTACCGTCGAGGCCGTAGTATTCACTGAAGAGATTGTTGTATTCGCAGGTATGTTCGCCCCTGAGATGCTCATGCCAGCAAACAAAGAACTGATGTTGGTGACGCTCGTCAGGGTCGCAGATGCGGTTGAAGTTGCGCTTGCGGTAAACGTAGTGCCAGCAGGTGTAATGACATCAACCGAGTAGGCAGGCGTGTAGTCGTATGCGTGCCCACGGGGGCCGTAGAGTAGCCAGTTGGTTGGTGAAGTCGGGAACGTGCCACTTTGGTCGGTAACCGTTATTGAAGTCCCAGAACCAGTGTATGTACCTTGGAACACCACGGACTGGGTGACGTTGGCGTAGATGCCCACGCCTTCGACGGTGGTTGAGGCGTTTGGTGAATGGCTCGCCACAGAAAGTGCGTTGGCGACAGGATTCGACTTGATGCTCGTTGGGGTGACGGGCATAATCAAGAACTGCCCGTGGTTTGGATTGTTGTACCCGTCAATGCTCAGGTAGGGGGCAGTGAAAAACGTTTCGTCAAACTTGTTGCCGCTGTCTGTGTTGAGGCGTGTGACAGTTGAATCAATGGTCGCCCCAAAGATGCCCGTATTGGATTGTGGGACGGCGTAGGAGACGGTGTAGGTGTCTCGCTGAGTGGTGTTAGCAGAAGCGGCGTTAGAGAGGCTCACGAAGCCATTGCTGACGTTGAACTGGATGCCGCTGGAGTTGCTTGAACCGCCGTTGATGTCATTGCTCAGGTAGATGTTTCCACCACTGATGTTGATAATGGTTGCCACATTGGTTGTGGCGGTGGTTGATGCGCTGACAATCATGCCGAGCATAAAACCCGTGATTTGCGAAATCGGGTTGGTGGTGAAATAGTACGACGTTCCGCTTACCGTGTACGGGGCGCTGACCGTAAACGTCTGTGCGGCAAAGAGAGCGGTGGTGAAGGTTCCTGTGAACGCCGAACTTGGCTGGTGCGACAGAGTGATGTACTTGTTCACGGTGTCAATGTTTGTAATGACCGTGCTTGCTGGGATGCCCGTTCCGCTTACGACCTGACCGACGCATAGGTTTTGCAACGTCGTTGAGGTGAAACCACTGCCTGTCACAACGTTCGATACGCTCAAAGTGTATGCCGTCGCACCAATGCTGGCGGTGACCGTAACTGGCTTGCCACTGACGAACTCGTCCTGCAAGAAGGTTTGTGAAATAATGGTGCCAGCAGGAAGGTTGTTGCCCTGAATCGCCATGCCCGAAAGGAAACTTCCGTCGGCTTGGTTGTTGGTGTAATACGAGTTGGAGCCGTTTGTCAAAAACCCGTTAGTGGTATACGAGGACTGGTAGCCGCCCGTCTGCGAGAAGTTGTACTGCGCTGAAGAGATGGACAGGGGCGTTGTGTACGCCGTTCCTGCGCTGGTGGTTATTGCTGGAGCGTATCCGTTAGAAATCTGCGTGTTGCTAGTGGTTCCCGCCAGAACCAAGAAAATGTTGTTGATGTTGACGGCAGCGCCGCTGACGGGAGAACTTTGTGGGTCGTCGCTGATGAAAAGTCCCAAGGTTGTTGTTCCGACAGGTGGTGTAAACGACATCTCAAAGAACTGCCACACGCCAGCCGAGGTGTTCATTGTCATCTGAAGCGTGTTCAGACGGTTGTTGTTCTGGTCACGAACGTCAAGTTGGTACACTTTGCCATACGCCGTAGAGTTGGCGAGTATGTCAATGCCGACCACATAGGTTTGGTTTGGCTGAACCTTGAAGTTTGTAATCGAACTCATAGGAAGGTAGGCATCGCAATACCCAGCGGTGTTGTTGATGCGAGTGAGAAGCAGCGAGTTAGAGGTGTTGAACCCTGTTCCCAGCGCCACTGAAAGGGTCGAGTTCGGGCCAGCCTGCCAGTTCCCTACGGTGCCGCCTGCTTGGTTGTAGTTATCACCAGTGACAAGGCTGGGGTATCCGAGGGCGACGGTGGTGCCAGAAATGTTTGACACCTGCGCCCCAAATGGGATACCCGAACCTTGGACTGACATTCCCGTGTATACGCCCGCCGTGCTTGACAGTGAAATCGTGGTAGCGCCCAACGACCAAGTGGCGGTGGGGTTGCCAACGTTGAACGCCACGGCGTTGCCAACTGCGTACAGTTCGTCAATGTTGAAACTTGCTGAACCCGTAATGCTCGTGCCGTAAGTCTGGTAGCCACCAGAGATAAGGGTGTTACCCAAGGTGACCGTGGAGCCAGAGACGCTATAGACCGTTGTGTTGCCCAGAAGCGTTGCACCGTTGTACACGAGGATGCTGTCACCAGCGCCCAGTGGTGGCGAAGCGACGACGTTGTTCAGCGTACTGGGATAGATGGTTCCCGTGAAGGCGTTGGCGACAACTGCCGAAGTTGTGCTCCACGAAACCGTGTTGGCGGTTGCTGAAAGGAGCATTTCCACGGGGCCAGAACCCTTTTGCAGACTGCTGGCGAACGTCGTCCCTGCTGGCAAATAAGTGCTGGAAACACTTGACCCACTAACCAAGATGTTGTCCTGTGTGGTACCAGCCTTTGTCACATAAACCGTTTCACCAGTTGTGCCCGTAAACGTGTTAGTTGAAGCGCCAAAAACGCCAGAAAAAACAGTTGTCACCGACCCAGGCCCAAGAGTTACGCCGTTGCCAGAAGTGTAAAGAACAACTCGACCAGATGGAATGACCGAGCCACCATTGAACGGCGCACCTGCGCCGAACAGAGTGCTGATGTTGTACGCCGTGGCACCAACGGTAAAGGTGCCGCTGGTGGTGACAGAGTAGGCCGTGGTTCCAATGTTGACAGAGGTGATTGTGGGCGTGACGTTTGCGCCTGCGGTGGCTGCAACGTTGGAGTTGAACACGAACGAGAAGGTTGAGGTGAAAGTTGTATTGGAAAAGTTGTTTGACGGGGCGGCGTTCAGCGCAACACGTTGTGCGCTCGTGCCGTATCCCGTAGCGTCATAGCCAGCGACGCTGTACGTCGTTCCCCATAGAGAGGTTGCCGTTCCGTTAGCCGTAGGGGTCTTACTGAAAGTGACCGTTCCTGCGCCGATTGAAACAACTGTGGTTCCGTTGGGAATGCCTGTTCCAAAGACGGTTGCTCCGACCTGATAGGTGGCGGTGCTGGCAACCGTGGCGGTGACCGATGCCGTTGTCCAAGTACCAGTGGAGTATTCACCTACACCATTGGCGTAGATGTGCGCCCAGCCCGTGGGTGTAGGGCTGAGATACGGAAGCGAGGTTGCGTTGCCCCAAAGGAATGAAGAGGCGATAACCATCGTGGGGTTAGACGCAACCGTGTAGGTAGCCGAGTTAGTGAAACTAGCGCCCGACAAGAGAGTGGCAGAGATTTGGTTGACGTACACTGCCGTGCCCACATTGGCGGCGACGACCAGTGCGTTTGAGTATCCTGCTGTGGCGTTGGTGACGGCTTGGTTTACGCCAACTGTCGTGTTGGTTGTGGCGATGTAACCACCGCCACCAAGGGTTGCCGTGTATGACACTGAATCGGGCTGAGACGATGAGCCTGCGGCTGCACTCGACATGGTGATTGTGCCCGACGTGGAGTTGACGGCTGTGACGTATGTCGTCGCTGGGATGTTCGTGGAAGTCGTGCTGTCGGTGACGACCATTCCCACTTGGATTCCTTGTGTTGCTAAAACTCCCTGAATGGTGGTGCTGGCATTTGTGACAATGCCAGAGAATCCTGCGTTGGGCAACTGCATGACGAACGCCGAGGGGTTGAGCGTCAGGTTTGTGGTGTTACCTGAGCCAGCGATAACAGTTTGGCGCTGTGTTTGGGTGCTGAGGTCGGTGACAATCCAACCATTGGAAATCGAGATAATCTTCCCTGCATTCCACCCCATTGAGGCAGGCGTAAGCGTGGTCTGCGGCTTGGTCGAAATGGTGACGGTCTGGCCTACTGCGAAGTAAGCGGTGCTTGACACGTTGATGGCGGTGCTGAAATAGCCAATCGAAATCGAGAGAACCGTGGGCGGCGTGGCTGTTGCATAGTTTGACACCGTAGCGTCAGGCAAGATGCTTGTCAGATTGGAAAGCGCCTGCGCATCACCACTTGTGGCAACATACCAAGGCGAGGCTGAGCCGTTGCCGACTGCGTAGGGGGTTGGCGCTTGACCGAGGATGTAGGCCGTGCTCTGGGCTGCTGAAAGGAACTGCCCCATGTACTTGTTCGCTGGCGGCTTGTAGAACTGCAAGTTGGGCGACATCACCGTCGAGATGTTCTGGTACCCCTGAGGAAGCATCAGCGACGACGTTGGGTAGTCCACGGGGTCTACGGACTGCTTGTACGGGACATTTGGAATCACGCCCGTCGCAGTGAAATCTAACCACTCGCTGTAGTAAGCGTCAGTCGAGGTGGCGGCTGCCGAGTAGGGGGTCTGCCCTTGCTGCAAGCCTTCCAAGATGGCAACGATTTGACCAGAACGGAATCGAGTGATGTCGTTGACGTAGAGGAAGAAGTCGCCACCCGTCTGGGCAAACGCCTGTGTTGCCGTACCCGTTGCTGAAACGGTGCCAGCCGAGGCCGTGCTTGCCACCGTGAATGACGTAGATGAAGCAGCCGTAATCAGGGCGTTGGTGATGTTATACGCCGTTGCGGTGCTCGTCATGGAGACGGAGATGTACGCACTTGTGTTGGGGATTGCACCCGATGCTGATTGCGTGTACGAGTATGTGGCGGCGGTTCCCGAAGCCGTCACGCCTGTCACCGAGTAGGTGACTGCCGTACCATCATTTGGGTTGAAACTGTTGGCGGCGTTGGCGCTGCGAGTTCCGACATTTGCCTGCTGGAGCGTCGTACTGGTAGTGAAAAACTGGTACAGGTCTTGTGCTTGACCGTAGTAAGTGTTGCCCGAAAGGTCGGGAATCGTGGCTACCGAGAAGTGCGTTACGTCGTCTACGGCATCGGCGTGGTCTGATGAGTTGACGACTGTCCAGTTACCCTGCGAAGCAACCGTAGATTTAGGGCGTAACGTAAGGACTTTCATGGGCTGACCCCCACTTTACTACTGTTCCAGCGTTTAGCGTCCTTGCGCTCGCACTGCGTATTTCAGTTGCTTGAACTGTTCGTTGACGTGATTCTTCACGTCCGACATGGATGCGCTGTCCAGTGAACCCTGTACGTTGACTTGGAAGGCCCCTTGGTGGACGTTTACGGTGGTGTGGGGCACGTTGGAACCCTTTGTACCCGTAAGTGCCTTTCCAGCCGCAGCAGAGGCGCTGAGGATGTGTACGTTCATCGCCCCAGCAGTCGTCGGGGCCGTCTTTCCACCAGATGCACTTGGGGCACCGATTGGCTTCAGGTAGCCAAACTTCGCTCCGCCACCCATGCCAAGCCAACCAAAAACGTTTCCAAGTGTGGTGTTGTACGCCTTGATAATCATGTTGGCGGCGGTAACGAACCCGTTGTACATGCCGTCCCACATGTTCTTGCTAACGTTCTCCACATAACCGAATGCGCCAGTAAGCCAACTCCACACCTTTTTACCAGCGCCCAAGATGTCGTGCCACACACCAACGGCAACCCCACGAACATCACCCCATGCGCCAACGAACCAACTCATGACTTTTTTTCCAGCGCCCATTACTGCGCCCCAAGCACCCTCAATCCAACTAAACACGGTCTTTGCTGCACTTTTTATGCCGTTCCATGCGCCCTTGGCGCTGCTGAGAACGGTGTTCCAAGCACTGACGAACCATCCCATGACGACCTTGCCAGCGTCCATGATTCCACCCCAAGCGCCCTGAATCCAACCAAAAACAACCCTCGCTGCGTCCTCAATGCCGTGCCAAGCGTCAACGGCCCAGTGCTTGACATCCTTCCAATACTTGATGATGAGGTACACCGCAGTGCCGACAAGGGCTACTGCGCCCGTAATCAGCAAGAGTTCAGGCAAGATTGGAAGCAGGGCAGTCCACAGTGCCGCACCCATTTCCACGATGGCAGGGATGATGGTTTCGGTGATAGCCGCCCATGCACCAAGCGCCAACTCCTTCATTCCTGCAAGTGCGCTCAGGACAAACCCCTTGAACGCCCCAGCCATTTCACCAATCGCAGGGATAATCGTTTCGGTAATCATGGTGCTTGCGGCAACGGCAAACTTCTTTATGGCTCCCAAGGCGGAGAGGGCAAATGCTTTTGCCTTCCCTGCCATAAGAACAAATGCGTCACTAACTGTGGTCGCAAGGTTTCTAATCCAAGCCCCAGCGGACAAGGCAAAGCCCTTCATCCAAGTCCCAGCAGTCAAAGCAAAGTTCCTTACCCAAGCCCCAGCAGTCAAAGCAAATGCCTTGACCTTGCCCGCCATGGACGCAAGCGCCGTTCCAGCACTAGAAGCAAGGTTTTTCATCCAAGTCCCTGCGGCTAGAGCAAAGTTCTTCATCCATGACAGTGCAGTAAGGGCAAACTTCTTGGCCTTTCCTGCCATGAGCAAGAACGCATCACTGACGGCAGAGGCGAGGTTTGACATCCAAATGCCAGCGGTTAGGGAAAAGTCCTTTATCCAAGATACGGCGTTGGCAGCAAATGTTTTCACTGTCGTGCTTATCTTGCCGAACACGCCAACGGATGCCCCCTCGGTGGCAGTCATTTCTGCGTCAACGGTTCTTGTTGCACCAGTGAAATCGGTGACCATCTGTGCACTCGTGGCATTGGCAACAGCCCCGATTGTGGTGAAGTTACCCTCAACGACGGCGCTCATCGCAGCGGCCTCTTCCGAAATGGTCGTCATAGAGGCCCCAAATAAAGTGGCGGATTCTGTCCCCGTGGAACCTGCAACGCCCGTTATGGTTGCGAAGTTCCCTTCAACACTGGCAGACATTGCCGCTGCTTCACCAGAAATGGTCGTCATTGACGTACCGATTGCGGTTTCGGTTCCCGTTCCTGCGGCGACGGCTTCAAGGACTTCAGAGCCAAACATCTTCTTGACAATCGCACCAAGGCCGCCAAACATGTTGCCGAGGCCATGAACAAGCGGAGCCATCGAGCCGAGTTCACCACTCAACTGCAATGCGCCCGTCATCATGCCGCTCCAGTCAACCTTCTTGCCGTTGAACAAGTCTGAAAGGCCCTTGCCCAACTGCGACAACTGGCCCATTCCACCACCAAGGGCAAACGACGTTGCGGCACCGAACGCACCAGTCGCCGCCATACCAACGCCCGATGCGAACTGGCGACCACCACCCGTGCCGCCGAAACGACCACCGAGGCGGCTGAAGAACGAAGGTTTTGAGATGCTGTCCAATGACTTCGCAGACTTTTCAGTGGCTAATCGTTGGCGAGCGGTTTCTTCGCCCATCTGCTTCATCTTCTGATAGGTCTTGGCGCTCCAAGCATCCTTTTCTTCCTGCGTCGTCCCCCCAGGCTTAGCACTAGCAATCATCATCGCTTGGTAGTATGGACTGTTCTTGTATGATTCAGCGCCCGTGTGGACGGTTGAACTCATGCCCGTCTTGAACATGTCGGCGGATGCCTGCAGCGCCTTGGTGTTCTCGTTCAGAGCCGAGATGTTGCCCTCTTCGTCCTCGCTGGGCAACTGCGACTGCTTCATGAACTCTTGAACGCTGAGGTTTGAGCCGAGCAGGTAGTTTTTCACCCCTCGTGCTTTCTTCAGTTCCGCTTGACGGGCCTCGTAAGCGGCATCGCTTTCACCAGCCTTCTGTCGGGCGGCGAAGTACTTACCGAACAATGGCATGGTCTGCAAGCGAGCGTTCTTGTAAACTTCTTCGGCTTGGGGGCCTTGCACGTCGAGCATGCGCTGAAGTCGAGTAGCGGAGCGTGGGTTGACCTGCTTGGTCAGAACCATCATGTTCAACTGGCGCTGGCGAATGTCTTTTTCAGCAGCAGCCAAGCCCTTGCGCCAACCCATGCCCATTCCTGCAAAGGCGCTGTCACCCTCTTCACGAATACCTGAGAAGGCACCCTTGAACCCAGCCTTCATGCGGATGGTCTGGCGCAAGACGCTGCCCACCATCTTTTCAGTACCCTGCACAAGGGCCATCATCGGGGTTTGGAACAACTTTTTCGAGAACCAAACGGCGGCAAACGCCAACATGATTCCACCAAGTACCGCAAACAACGGCTTGAACTTGGTAATGACCCTTACGAAACCATCGAAGCCGCTAACCAAGGCATTGATTGTCTTGGCTGAAATCTTCGCCAGAATGGTAACAAGTTCCGCAAAGTACGGGATAATGGGCATGACGGCTTGGAGCATCTGAGCAAATGCCGTAACCAAAGTTGGGAGCACGGGAAGGATTGCGGTGAGAACGCCGAGAAAGGCGTTGAGCAACTGCGTGAGTTGTCCGCTCTGCTCCAACTTCTTGAAAATCCCAGCCAGTTCATTCAGGGCAGGTAAAATGGCACCAGCGACGGCGGTACCCAACTTGATGAAGAGGTTGACGAAGATGCCAATCTCCTTGCTGCTGAACACCTTTGACAAGATTTGTCCAACTGCCGAGAAGAAACCGATGATTGGCTTCAGTACCGCCAGCAATGCAGGAAGAAATCCTGAGGTGAAAATCTTTATCATCGGCATGAAACTGGTAACCAAGGCACCAAGCGCATTACCAATCGTGGACGACACCAGCGTCATGGACTGGGCAATAGCGTTGAAGAGTGGCATGGCTGCTTGGAGAGCCGCACCCAGCAGTGCTGCCATGTTGTCAATGACGGGCATCAGCCCTCGACCCAGTGTCTGACCGAGGTTGTTGAAGTCGTTTTGCAAGCGTTCAACTGGTGTAATGGCGGCCTCTGCGGTGCCACCCAACTGTGAGTTGATGTCCTTGATGGTCAACTGCTGAGCGGCAAGAAGGCCGTTGCGCTTCTCCGTCAACTTGATTTGTTCCTGCATGGGCTTCGAGAGGTGGAATCCCATGCGAGACATGGAACTCATTGCCTTGGCAGGGTCGGCAAGCACTCGCCCCAGCGCCTTGGCACCCGTGACGACGCTTCCTCGTGAACCCATCTGTGCTGAAAGGTTGGCGGCAGCAATCAATGACTGGTTTAGGTAGTCGCCGCTCTTCTTCGTTTCAGCATTCTGCGAGTTGTACAGTTTTGTCAGGTCTTGGTTTGGAATCAGAAGATTCTGGGCCTGAATGATGCTGTTCTTCGAGATACCAGTTTGGAACGACATCTTGGTCGCCTGTTGGTCGAGCAGCGCCGAGTACTGTTCACCAGCCTTGTTGATGGCTGTCTGCGTACCGAGAACGGTTGACAAGCCGCCAACAAACGCCATACTTGCGGAGCCTTGGTTTTTCACCAAGACGGCCTGTTGCGCCTGCAAACTGGTCTGTTGCGAGGCGAGGTCTACACCCTTGCTAAGCAGTGCGTATGCACCACCGAAAGCAATGGCTGAGCCAACGATTCCACCAACGTTGCTAAACAAGTTGGTCATGCGACCAGCGACGTTAGAGGCGTGTGCCGATACAGCGTCTAGTGATTCTTGAAGGTTGGTGGGGTCACCAATAATCTGTACCCGAAGTTGGGCAGCAGATTCCATTCCACCTGACATAGACATAACGGCACGCTCCTAGACCTGAAGTCTATTTCACCTTTGACTAATAGCCGTTTTTGGCCTTCGCCATTTCCTGCTCTTGGTCATAAGCACGAAGTTTGTAGAAGGCCAACCATTCCACCAACTCAGGGGATGAGAGCGGACGGTGTGAGGGCGAACCCTCTAAGAGTTCCTCAACCGTCCGCCCCAACGTTTCCGCTAGGACAAAGAGGAATCGTCGCTCTGGGTTGGCGAGAAGTCTTTTCCCGATTCGTCCACCGCATCTTCACCCATGCCCGAAAGACGAAGGGCGACGGCAGCGATGCCTTCGATTGCGGCAGCCGACTTCGCCATGAGAGCATCACGGTCAGTAGGAAGGAATACACGCTCGCCCGATACGGGGTCGAAGGTGCAGTGAATCACCAAGTCGGGAAGAACATCCTCTAGGGCAAAGATGCCGTTGTTCTCGTTCTGAGCCTTGCCAATCATCCGAGCACGGTCTTTGGCGGTCATAGCCTTGACCAGAACCTCAACGCCCCATGCTGGAACATCGTAAAGTTCCGACTGGATGTCGTCGGCAGCAAAAATCTTTTCACTAAGGGTTGACATTATTCTCCTGTTCGTTGTGGGCAAAACCCACCTACAGGATAGCCTACTCTATGGATTAGATAAGCGAGCGAGAGACGACACCCGTGACCTGAAGTTCAGCGTCAAAGGTGACAACACCCGAAACCGTTGACTTCAGGTCGTACTTCGTCAAGATGCCCTGACCGTAGTATTTCACTGAGGCAGCGCCACCAGCAAAGGCACCTGGGTCGGTGGGGCCGTAGACGAAGGAGATGAACTGACCAGCGGTGTTCTGGTAGTTCAGAGCCGACTGCATTGCAGCGTCAAGACCAGTAAGGCCGAAGATGGTCGAAGCCGAATCGTAGTGACCAGAGAAGGTGACCGTGTAGTCCTTCAGACCGACGATGAACGACTTGACACCAGAGGCGTTGAACGAGGTCGTCTCTTCGGCAGCAATGGCAGTTGGGAAGTCCACGTCGTTGATGTATGGTGAAATGTTCCACATTGGAAGCAAGTAGCCCGTACCCGAAGTCGCACCTGCGGCGATGGTAGCGACGGAGAAGATGCTCGTGCTCGACGTGGTGGGCTGGGTCGCCGTAAGCAGCGGAACGGTCAACGAAGGCAGGGGTGAAAGGTTCTGGCTGTTGGCGGCGTTGGCGAAGAAACCGTAGTACGACGTACCCGACGAGTTGGTGTACAGAACGTTGTCTGAGGCAAGGAGCGAACCAGTCGTAACCAACGTACCAGCAGTACCCGTGAACGTCGTGGTGCTCATGGACGTGTAGGTGTTGATGGGCGTGGTTGCGTTCTCGAATCCGAGGGCGAGAAAGGCATTCTTACCGTGCTGGAAAGTTGGCATTGTTACTCCTTAGTAACGGGCGAACCCGTAATAGACCACCGCTGAGGGGCTTGTGCCGCCCAGCGTTACTGCGAGCCGTGTGTACGAATAAATCGTACCAGTCAAAATCTGAATGCTTGAACCTAGCGAGGTCAAGGCGACACCCTCAGGGCCACCAGTGGCAGGAACCCATGAACTACCCGTTTGTGAGTGCTGCAACTGCACTGAAATCGTTGGCGACGTGCCGTTCAGGGTCAAAACGCCTAAGTGCAACTGACCACCGTTCGAGGAACCCGTGCCTGAAGAGGTGAGTGAGGCAGCCGTGTAGAACGTACCTGCGCCGTTCAGCACGGTGGCAGGAAGGTACTGACCCACGCCGTTCCACACACCGCCGTCGGCGGTGGCTTCCATGTCAATGGCGACAACGCCAGCGACAGGCGACTTGATGTCGTACTTGGTTTCCACCACCTGAGCCAAGTGGCAGCGGAAGTCAGGGCCACCAGTGGCGGTAGCCGTTCCACCATCGGGGAAGATGAGGAATCCGTCGTCATTGTTGCCTTGGAAGGCGGCACCAAAGGCGTTCTCAACACCGCCAAGCGACTGCTCGAACATGCCCGACATGCTTAGGGAGCCTTCACGCAGGCCCTGAATGAACGACTTGACACCGTTGGTTTGGAACGCAGTCGTCTCCGTGGCTTCGATGCCTCGTGAGATTGATACGTCGTTGAAGTACTGGGAGAGGTCTGCACCGTAGCCAGCAGGAGCGGTGACGGCGATGGGAACCGTACCGCTGATGTCGGTTCTTGTGGTCGTACCGCTGATGGTGATGGTCTGGCTCGTGAGCGAGTTTGAGACTGCCGTGATGGTGCTCGAAGGAACTCCAGCAGCCGTTGCAGCCACGGTCATGCCGACGTAGAGGGGGGCGTTCGTCGCTTCGATGATGGTGATGGTGCTCGACGACGTGGCCCAAGTGCCGTTGACGGTAGCCGAGGTGAACGTGGGGTTCGAGAAGAGTACTCGTGTGTTCTTACCAATCATGAAAGTAGCCATTAGTTGCTCTCTTCAGTCGTGTTTTCGGCAGGTACCGAGGTATCGGCAACAGGCTCAGGAGCCGTCACAGGGGCTTCTGGCGTGGCTGCTGATGCGCTTACGGCGACAATCCAGCCATCGGCAAGCAACCAAGCGATGTCCTCGCCTGGGAAATCGGAGATGATGGAACCAACCGTGGCAACCTTGCCGTTGTAAGCAATGTCGGCGTTGGTGACTTGATACGACTGGGTAGCCTTAGCCATGAGTGCCTTTCGGGACGTTCCTACGGAAAATCGTACCACTCGTATTGGAAATGTCAGTCTGCTTCAGACTTCCGTCGCTTCTTGGCGTGTGGCTTGCTGACCCTGTTGGGATAGAAGGCTCGCATGGTGACGTGTCCATAGACACCGCCGTGGACGATGATGCTGATGGCCTCACCGTCAATGACGTGGGCCGAGATGAACTTGAAGTCCCCTCGTTCACCACTGATGACAATGGGGTCGTCCTTCAAGAACCCGTTCCATTCCTCGACGGCGACCCACTTATGGGCGATGGTCGTTGGTGCTGATGTAGTAGCGGTTCTCTTAGCCATAGTTAGAATCCCCCCAGCATACGGGCGAGGACGGGTGGGGCAGGGGTATCGGAAGCAGGGGCATTTATGAACGCTGCTCGTGCTGCTAGGCGCTGCTCACGCAACTTGGCGGTGTTCTGCTTCTGCTTGGCGGCGAGTTCCTTCTTGTAAGCGATTCGGTTGGCGACAACCTCGACAAACTCTGGGTCGCAAACGTGGTCTGCGAACGCCTTTTCTCCTGCCTCTGTGTCAAGCCAAGCCCTCGCAAACTTCGCCCCTTGGAACGAACTACCTCGTGGGCTTAGGTGCGCATTGCACGTCTTGCAAGCGGCGTGGTAAACACCACTCCACTTGTCGTGACCCTTACGCTTATTCATAATCACTCCTATCAGTGGGAAAACCGCAGCGGCTAACTGCGTCTACTTATCTTACAGTATGGCTGTGACAAAAGCAAGAATCTATTATTCTTCTATCTGTTCACCACACTCGCACACCTTGTACGAACCCGACATCGTGGACACCAACATAGCATTCTCGTGCGTGCAGCCGACTGGTACCACTTCTTGTACCACTTCTTGTACAGGTTCAGGTGATTCCAATACTGGCTCGTCCTCAATCATGGTGAGCAACTGCTCTGCTGCACGGATGGCGTGTAGGGCCGCCTCGTTCGCCATCCGTGCTGAACGCAGGGCGAGCATTATGGGATTTGGCACATACTCACTAGACATTTGGAACTCCGTTTGTTGCGTTGGTTGTCATGATGAAGTTCATGGTGAACTTGGGGCGCTCGACCTCATCGGGGCCGAGGTAGTTCGGGATGCCTTCGGTGGCAATGCGGATGCAGTAGGGGAAGTAGGTGGAATCGGGGACGACGTGGCCTGCAAAGGCGTTGCGGATGGCGACTGCCCATGCGTAGGTGTTCGGGTAGTCCTCAGGGATGCCACGGACGGAGATTTGGATTCGAGGGAACTCCAACGCCGAGATGTTCGGCCCCATGGTGAAGTTCGGCTCCTGACCGAGGTACTCGTACACGGTCACGGTTTGGTTGGGCGCTTCAGCAGGGGTGCGGCCCAGAAAGAGGTTCACGCCAAGGGTGAGTGTGCCGTATGGGGTGGAAAGGTTCTGGCTGCTAAGGAACCGTCCGATGTCATCAAGTATCGCCATTAGTGCTTCCATCCCATGAGTGCTCCCTTTATCGTAGCCTTCTTTATGGCTTCCATCAACTTCGCCTCAGATTGCGCCAGTGGTGTTTCTAGGAACTTCGCCTGCGTCGGGGCTTCGTGACGTGCTTCGAGGTTCTCGTGGACGTAGAGGGCGTAGTCAACGTCGGCGTTGCCGTAGTTGATGTACGCCTGCGGCTTCTCGTAGTTCGCCATTATTGACTTTGCTGGAATAAACACGCCAGATGCCTTCAGAGCGCCCGTGTCGACGGGGACGAGTTCTTGGCTCTTGGCGAACACACCGCTCATCACCTCGTTGATTGCGAGGGCCACATGCTTGTTGATGCTGCGGCGAATGATTGCAGGTACGGGAAGGGTGCTGGGGTCAATCTTGAAACGGGCAAACGGGCGTGTTCGAGGCATTATTTCACTACTCGAAGTGAAGAACCGTGTTGTAGCCCGTCAAACCGTTCTCGTCGTAGTTCTGCTCAACGAACATGATGATGGGGTGCTGCTGCGCAGGATTAGTGACATTTGGAAGGGTCACACGGCTTTCGGTGCTGATGCCCAAGTAGAACCCGTTGAGGTACGCACGGCCCGAACTAACGAGGTCACGTCCATTGATGGTCGCCAACACTTTGGTCTGGTACTCCAAGCGACAGAAATACTGCGTCGCCGCTCCGTATTCCACCGTCGAACTAGAGTTGCCCGATGAGTTCACAAAGTGCCGCCCGTAACCGTCCAGCGTTGCCGTCGGATTTGACGGGTTGTAGTTCGGGTTGGCGATGACATTCTCGATAAGAATAGGCTGGTTCATCAGGGCTAATAGGTCAGCGTCAATGCCCGTGGCGGCTATTCCACCAAGTCCATTGGGTTCTTCATAGCCGTAGTAAATCGTCATTACGGAACTTCCTCAACGATTTGACCAGTCTCAGCCGAGTACTCTCCTGCGTAGTCGGGCGAGTAGCCCGTGCCATACGTCGTGGTGGTACCAAGGACGGAGCCAGAAGGCCACGCATTTGGAACGGCGTAGTAGGGGTCGAACTCGCCAACCTTCAGTTCCGCACCCAGTGCGTTGGGGTCTGCTGAAACCGATGGTGGGTTGACACGACGACCACGGAGCAACAAGTCCTTGGCGAGACGTTCGTAGCGTTGCGCACGGTCACCGTAGGACTTGCTGATGTCCAGTCCGCCGACGCTCTTGCTCTCGCTCTGAGCGAGGCCCGTGAACTGCGCTGCGAGGTTGTAGCAGACGTTTGAGGCGGCTCGGTAGAGGTTCTGGTTCACCTCTGCCAAGCAGAAGTAGATTTCCTCGTCCTGAATCAAGGGATTCGCCTCGACGGTATCACCAATCATGAAGCGAACTTGGTCTTTGAGGGAACTGTTCGGATTGCCTGAGTAAGTCCATCCCATTATTGGAGCACGCTTTCATCAATGACGAGCGTGCCCGTGAGTACACGAGATGCGCCGTTCGAGGTTTGTGTTGCGGTGATTTGGAAGCGCCAACGCCCTGCCGACAAGGACGAGAGTTCGCCAACGGCCCAGTTGACAGTCAAGTTTGGCTGCCCCACAGTAGGTGGAACAGTCGAGTTGGTCACGAAGTAGGTCTGGTTGGTCTTGGTAATCGTGGCACCGTTGGGTGGCTGACCAATCGTCATCTTGAACGTCCATCCGCTACTGAAATCCAGTAGTGCACCGCTTGCGTCGAACCATTGGAATGCTGCGGCTGGCAGGCTTGCGGCAGGGGTGGGGTAATGAATGGTCATTGCTTTCCTTTGGCGACTAAAGAGGTGAAACTACTGTCCGTCCTCATACGATGATACCCCGTCCTCTCGGAATCCCTCTGCCGTGTTTTGGGTGGTGAACGACTGCTGGTTGGGGTTGACGAACGTCTCGGCGGTGTTCTCGGTGTAGAACGGATTTGGGTTCTTGAAACCGAACAGGCTGGTGATTGCTGCCGAGTACTTGAAGTACGTCGCTATGGCACTGGTCGCTTGGCGAAGCGCAGCGGAGCCAGTTCGGACGGCACTTACCGCACGGTAACCAACGGTTGATTCCACCAGAGCGGAGTAAGCAGCGCCGAAGAACGAGGTAGACTTGACAACCTCAGTCTTTTGTGTGAGCGTGGTTTCGCTTGTTTTGGAAGTGCCGTATGCCTTGGCTGCTACCGCCTTTTCCACCTCGGCGGCTTGTGCGGCGGCGAGGTACTGAGCAGACTTGGCTGCTTCGGTTGATTCCACCAACGCCGTTTCGTTTGTTTCGGTTACGCCACGAGATTTGGAACCGACGGTACTTTCGGTCAATGGTGTTTCACTTGTTTCAGATACGGTGCGTGACTTGGTGGCGTTAGTTGCCTGCGTCTCCGACGTGGCCCCATTCTTTACCGACGAGTAAGCCTTGCCATTCTCCTGCGACAGGATTTCACTGGCCTCAGAAGTGCGTGGGAAGTTTGCAGCACGGGCAACTTCTTGGTTTTCGACGAGGTACGGTTCAGCATCAACTGCGCTGTAGCCGTGGGCTTGTGCGCCAGCCGTTGCCTCTGTGCTGATGCCCCTGTATGAGACGACATTGTTGTCCTTGTAGTCGCCGTAGAAACCTGCCAAAGTCCATGTTGACTTCCCGTTGACGGTTGGGACGGGGGAAGCAAGGTAGTAGGTGGTGAACGGGTCGCCTGTGTGAATGAGTGTTGAAGATGTAACTTTCACAACGGGAATGTCAACGTATGCGTTCCCATTTGAGAATCGAATGACCTTCCCGTAGTAATCACCTATAACAAAAGAGGCGTAAGCGTAAAACTGCGTTGCGCCACTTGTAACAACCCCACTAAGGGCAATCCCACCGACGGCGCTTGAAAAGATTGATTCAATGTCAACCGAACGGTTATTGTCGGTCATGACATAGCCACGCTGATTGGCTGTCTCGACATTTGGAAGTTCGCTACTTTGCGAACTCTTGACACTGGCGTAGATGCGACCAGAAGTTGATTTTTCCACCAAAGCGGAAATAGCAGAACGAATAATGGCAACAACTTTGACGGCGTTCGTTGCCTGCGCCCCAAGCGTTTGCGATGTCTTGTTGTACGCACGCTGGTTAGCAACCTCTGTGGTGAAAACCGTGGCATTGGCGTTGGTTTTTGCGGACGACACCGCACGCTCGGCGTTGGTGTTGCTCGCCTCTGCACCCTGACCAATCTTTGATGACGAAACAGACTTTTCACCATTGGTCGCCTCTAGCAGTACCGTTGTCAATCCAGTCTCATTACGGGTCTGTGACTTGGTAGTGACGGTGTATTGGCGTTCAGTGGCGGCGTATGCTTTGTTGCTCTCTGAAGCCTTTTCAGCGTTGGTCTTTTGCGATTGGGAGTTTTCGCTCGCACCGCTCAGGAAACGCCCTGCGAAATCGTACTGTCCGCCGTTGAAGAAGGCTTGGCTGTACTTGACACCCCTTGACATTTCACCTTCTACATGGTCGCTCAGATACTAAGAATACCACCGAAGCGTTCGCTGTCCTCTTTGAGGGCAATGAGGTTGGCTTGGACGTAACTGATGTTCTGCTGCTGATGCCACTCGCTGGGGAAGTGGGTGCGCAGGCGAGAGACTTGGAACTTGGCGGTGATGGCTGGGACGAAACGACGGTAGTTGGCATCTGTCCAGTACCAGTGGCTCTGCTCAACGTAGTACGAGATGTGCGTCGGGTCTTGAAACGCTCCTACGCCAGTGGCGCTGGGGGTCAGGCTAAGCACCATTCCACCATTTGCCAGTACACGGTGCATTTCGTTCCAAATCTCAACCTTGCGCATTGGGTCGAGGTGTTCGAGGAAGTCGCTGGCACGGAGTACGCCTACCGAGTTGTCGGGGCAAGCGCCGAGGATGTCAAACACATCACCAACGTGGTCGGCAGGCTCATTGAGGTCTACTGTCTGGTAGCCGCTGGCTGGGTTGTGTGCACCGCCGAGGTCGAAGGCAAACAGATTGTTGTCCTTGGCCCATTTCACCATCATGTCCGAGATGAATCGTTCGTACAACTGTTGCGTTCCGTCTTGGATTGCTGGGTTGATGTCGGCTTGCGCTTGCGTCTGTCCAGCGTGCACCCGTTGCAAGTAGAGGTTTTTGGGTATGTGGTGAAATGACGTGATTTGGTACATGCGGCACATCAGGTCTTGGTCATCAAGCACAACGAAGGTGTCGTTGTAGCCACCCACCGCTTCGTAAACGCTCTTGCGCCACGCCCTGAGGTGATTTGGTGCATACCAGATGTATGCGACGTGATGAGGGTGTGGGGACTTTGATTTCACCACTTGGTAGTTGCGGTCTGCGTAGTATGACCACCCGTAGTTGTCATCAAACCGAGAGTAGTTCGGTGTTCCATCCTCGTTTATTTGCGAGAAGTCGGAGTAGACGAAGCCAACGTCGGGCATTCCACCAAATGCCTTGACCACCTCGTCGAGCGCCGTCGGCAGAAGAAGGTCGTCGTGGTCAAGTTCCAAGATGATGTCGCCGTTGCACAACTCCACCGCACGCTTTTTCAGTGCGCCCACGCCCTTGACATTTGGCTTGGCGTGTGAAACTCTGACACGGCTGTCGTCAGGCATGTCCCACTCTGCGCCGTTGTTCAGCAACACCACCCATTCCCAGTCGGGATTCGTCTGCGCTTTGAGGCTTTCGTACACTTCATCTAGCCACTTTGGATTGTGACTGGGCGTGAACACTGAAATCGTCATGGAGACGACTATACCCCGTTTGTGTGGACGACTTCCTGATACCCACCGAGGTAGGGGTTCAGTGCCCCTGCGATGCCTGTGTATGGATAGGCCGCTCCGCTCGCCCAACAGATGCGCACAACGCCGTTTCCACCTTGAGGCCACCAGCCGATTGGTGGCGTGAAGGACTGGTTGTTGTAACTGGGGTTGTTGTTGATACCGCCGTAGCCGACAGTAATCGTGTAGGTGTTTCCTTGCACGAGACTGATGTTGTTAGCGTAAAGCAACGCTCCACCGCCACCACCGCCTGAACCCGTCCCAGCGTCGGGGGTTGCGTTCGCACCGTTTCCACCAAGACCACCGCCTGGGAAGCCGCCGTTGCAATACAGATACGCCTGCGGAGTATTGGTTGAGGTGAAGCCAGCAAACGTACCGCTAAGAAAGTTGTAGTAGTTGATGAGGCCACCGCCAGCAGTTCCCGTGTTGCCCCAAGTGGAACCGCCGAAGCCACCGTAAGTGTTGTACGAAGCGGCGCCAACCGTGTGGGCAGAGCAAGGGTTTGCAACCTGTCCGTTGTTTTGACTTGGAGTGACATACCAAGTCGTGTACGTCGTTGCTGGGCCGCTGTACGAAACTAGCGTGCAAGACAATGCACCTGTGGCAGAGTTGTACGAAGTTACCTGTTGGATTGAGTAATAGTAATACGTTGTTCCACCAGCATCTGTTTGGGGGGTGAACGTAAGGTACATACCCGTGGTGATTGGAAGTCCTGTTCCAATGGTTCCCGACCATGAGGCTGATAACGCACGGGCAGTTGACGTTCCCGACGTTCCCCAGCCACCGTAAATGCCCGTGCCACCGCCACCACCACCGAAATAGGTTTCATTGTTGGTGTTTCCACCAGCACCACCGCCGCCGCCGCCCCCAGCAGCGCCAGTAGTCCCTGAGGCATTGTTCGCCCCACCCGTTCCACCAGCAGCATTGTAACCAGCGCAACCGCCGCCGCCAGCCTGTCGAGCAGCACTCCCCGTTCCACCAGCGCCACCTGCATAACCTGAGTACGTTACGGTTCCAAGAGTTCCTGATGTTGAAATGGCTCCGCCTGCTCCGCCCGTAGGGTTTGCGCCCGTTTTTCCACCATTAGCGGTAAGCGTGTACGTTCCATTGGAGAACGATGATGAGCCACCATTGCCGTAGTTGGAACTAGCAAAGGGCGTTCCACCAGAGCCAGAGCCACCGCCACCGCCGATGCAAAGAATGGTGGCTGTGGCGGTCACGGGGCTTACCCAAGAGTAAGTGGTGGAATAACCGCCCGTACCATTGAATGGAATGTTTCCGTAGCCAACGTACAACGTGACACTTGTGGTGATACCCGTGGCGCTTGACACTGTGAAGGTCGTGGCACTCACAACTGAAGCGACCGTCGTGACGTTCCTGCATACCGAGGTGGCGGTGGACGTAAACACGTTCATTCCAGCAGAGATGTTTCCCGTACTGGCGACGGTTACCGTCGTTCCCGAAACCGCCGACACAGCGTAAGCGTTGTAGTTGTTCGAGGTTGGTAGAAAAAGATGCGAGTAAACTGTGCGTGTGTCGGTAGTCTCAAACCCTGCACCACGAGCCGTTCCTTCAGCAAACGTATTTGGAAAGGGCATTAGTACTTGACCTGTGAGGCAAAGACCGTCCAAGTGCTGGTACCCGTTGACATGATGGTGAACGTGTACACGTCAACGGTTGATGGGTTGGCGCTCGATGGAGCGGTGCCACCCTGCCAAAACGTTGTGATGCCATTTGACGTGTTGCCACTTGGTGGAAACTGGGTTGTACTTGAGTACGAGTTTGTTCCATTGAGCGTGTAGGTAAACGGGGCATACGCAGTCGCACCGTTCAGTACTGAAAAGACTACGGTGGCGGACTGACCAGAAGTTGTTGGCGCACCCGTGATTGCAATGGTGTACTGACCGCCGACACCACCGTTGTAATAGGCGAAGGCAGGGTTAGTGGCAAGTGCAATGGTGACCGTGCTGGAAGATGCGATTGAACTACCACCGAGAGTGAATGCCTCGTAGGGAGCATTGAACACGGCGTTCTGAGAGACGGCTGAGTTTCCTTGGTTGCCCTGAAAACCTTGGTTTCCCTGAGGCCCTTGAGGAAGGGTAAAGTTGAATACGCCCTGACCAGCAGTTGCGGAGACGTTGGTGACGATTGCAGGGTTGGGGTACGCCGTTGTGGTGACCGTACCGACGGCAATGGAAGATTGGTTACCTTGAAATCCTTGGTTACCTTGGAAACCTTGATAACCCTGAGGCCCAATCAAGGTTGACTGGGCACCTTGGATACCCTGTACGCCCTGAACTCCTTGCACCCCTTGGATACCCTGATTGCCCTGAAGTCCCTGTGAGCCGACGACGGCGGTAACCCACGAGCCGATAACGAGCGGAGTTGATGTGGTGATACCCGTTGAGTTGGCAACAAGAATGTTGGTCGAACCTACAATCTGCGTAATGACCGTGTTTACACCAGCGGACGCATTCTCCACTGACATTCCGACAGCCATACCAGTGGTAGAGGTGAAAGTAACGTTATTCGGGGCACCACCCACAAAGACGGGCGTAAACGGAGACCCAGATACTGGGACAAAATACTTCAGTTGTGCCATTTCACTGCGCCTTTCGGATTAGTTCCAAAACCATCTGAAGTTCTTGCTCAACGGTCAAACCGTCTTTGATTACGAGGTCTGCGTCAGGCGTTTCCCACATGGCGTTGGTGTCGGGGTATGGACTTGACCCTATTCTATCTACCCAAATCAAGAAGTCTGGTTCGCCAAATGCTTCACGGGTGTCTGCCGTCGGGCAAACAAAATCAACGACGACGGTGAACTCTTGTTCCTCAAACAGACGAGCCATTCCACCAAGACGACGTGCTTGCTCGATGCGGTCTGCGTGCGAGAAGCCAAGGTCGTTACTAACGTGCTTGCGAACTGCGTCTGCGTTGAGGTGAATAGCGCCAAGCCATTCTGACAGCGCCTCTGCAAGAACTGTTTTCCCAGCCGTCGGAAGCCCGATTATCTGGATAATCACTGTCCCTGCTTCCAAAACAACGAGTTGTCCATGTAGATTTCACTGTCCGCTTCCGTCATTTTCTGAAGGCGCTTGACTTGCGAATACGACAGACTGTTGAAGGTCAACTGGCTCTGCGTGTTGGCATTGTAGTTCGGCATGGTGTATTTGGCGTTGATGAGGTCGGGCAGGTCAAACCGTGTGCAGATTGCTTTGCGAACGTCCTCTAGCGTTTCACCATTGAGTTGGTTGTCACGGAGAAGCACGTCCACTCGCTTGACGTTCGTGCGCACCAGTTCGCCGTCCACCTCGATTGGCTTGGTGTTCAAGTCATTCAGTGGCACTGGCGGTACCCCGTCCCACGAGTAAACGAACATCTTGCTCTGGTAGTTGGTTAGTGCTACTTCGTACTCATCAAGCCACTCGTCAAAGGTGAAATAATCGTCCATAATCTGCGTGCGAATGTGGGTGTAGTGGCTGACGAGACGACGCATTGGCTCTCGGATTGAACTGATGACAAACGTCTCGTCGTCAACGTCCTTCCAACCGTAATGTTGCTGGCTTCCAGTGGTGAAAAGTTCGTGTCCTTCCACGCCGTGGGCGTAGACCAAAGGGTCAAGCAGGGCAGACTTGATGTACGTTCCGCCTGCTTTTGGAATGTGGTGATGGAAGATTTCCATTAGGCGATTGGGTTGGGATTGGGCGCAAAGGGAATGGCGCTAAGGGTCTGTGGTGGAATAAAGTTTGCGCCGTCGTATGTCCAACCGACATTTGGAACGATGTCGTCATTGGTTACGTCAATGATGTGCGCCGAAGAGGTGAACGACGTAGCGAGCGTGTCGTCCGTGTTGAGGACGAGCGTTACGTTTCCACCAGCGTCTACGAATGCGATTACTGCGTTTGCCATTAGTTGACCACCTCGTTTGTCGTGGTATTTACATTAGTTGACGGGAAGTTGCGAGTAAGACCAGCGATGCCCCACACGATGCGCACCGCCCCACCGCCTGCGCCAGCCTGAATGTTGGCGGCTAGGCTAGGGCTGTTTACCGACCCAGAGGCTGTGGTTCCGCTGTACGTCGAGTTGACCGTGAAAGAAGATGCGTTAGCACTGGTAATCAGGTACGTCCCGTTATAGGTGGCATTGATGCCACCTAGGTAAACGAACTGCCCTGCCTTGAAGGTGTTTGAGGCAGTAACAGTTGTCACGCTTCCGTTCCCAGTTATTGTGACGGGATTTATGAGCGTTGATGTTCCACCACCACTTGCAGTTCCTACCTGCACCGTGTACGTTTGATTTGGAACGACTGAGTAGTTGTTGATGTATGCCAATGCTCCACCACCGCCAGAAGCAATGCTTGCAAAGGTAGTGGTCTGCCCAGCGCCACTGTACGGCGGACTTGGGACGCTAAACCCTGCGCCACCGCCGAACGCTCCACCGCCACCCGAACCGCCGTAGTCAAGAGTTGGTGATTGGTAGTTGCTCCAAGAGACACCTATACCGCCAGCAAGCCCATAAGTACTCGTGTCTGAAGCGCCAGCCGTGCCCACCGTGTCTATTTGATTGCCACTTGCGTCCGACTGTCCGCCGTTTCCACCAGCAGAACTTCCGCTACCGCCACCTGTTCCGCCCGACGCAACGTTGGAAGCAAAGGTGCCCTTTGCCCCACCCGTTCCTGAGTAGCCAGAGTTTGCGCCATACACGCCCGTTCCGCCACCACCACCGCCGCCGCTCACTCGTGCGCTGTTTTGGTAGTAGCCAGACCCGCCACCACCGCCGCCGTCGGTTGACGTTCCGCCTGCACTTCCGCCACCGCCAGTATTTAGTGTCGAACCGCCTGCACCGCCCGTGGAAGAGTATCCGCCTGCGCCACCGCCACCTGCACCGTTGTAGGCGTTGCCAGCACCGCCTGAGCCACCAGTTCCTGCCAAAACCGTGCCACCCGTACCGTTGGCTTTTCCACCAGAAGAAGCCACAATGCTTGCGTTTCCAAAGTACGAAGTTCCGCCGCCGTACAATCCACCGCCTGCGCCAATGCACACAATGCTGACGTTGTACACACCTGCTGGGCACGTCCATGTGTACGTTTGCACATTGTTTGATGCCGTGGAAGAAAGGGAGTACTGAGTTGCCGTGTAAAGGTGCGAGCCAGTTGATTGGTTGAATTGAACGGTTTGGAACTCACCGTAAGCGTCCACCGACATCTCTGCTCGTGCTGAAATGATGGGGGACATTAGTACTTATTCAGGTTTAGGAGTAGCGTCCAAGTATTGGTGCCCGTACAGATTACGTTGATGACGTACACATCGAGGGTAGAAACGTCCGCACTAGACCACGCCATTCCACCTTGGTAGTACGACGTGATGCCGTTGTTCGTAGCACCTTGCGCTGGGAGAGTGGTGAACGATGCGGTTGACGTTGCACCCGTGGCTGGATTTGTTACCGAGAAGGACGACGACGTGGCGCTGAGGACAACCCACGAACCGTTGAAGTTGCTGTTTCCTGTCGCACCCGTAATGTACACTTCCTGCCCTGCTACCAGAGAGTTGCTGGCAGTGTAGGTAACAACGCCACCCGTATACGAAATGGCAGAGATGGCAGTCGAAGCGCCCGCTTGGTATCCGTTCACTGAAATGTTGCTGGGCAAGTACGCAGTTGCCGAGTTGTTGACCATGAGGGCAACTGTGATTGACTGACCAGCAGTAGTTGGAGCATTTGTCAAGTTCAACTGCCACGGAGCGGTTGGTGAATACGAGTTGTAGTAGTACACCGACTGGGTGTTGAGAGGGATTGACGCTGGGACGGCGTTGCTCAACTGCGCCGTCGAGAGGTTTACGCTTTCGATTGGTGAAGCGATGATGGGGAAGTTGATGATGGGCGAAGTCAGGGTCTTGTTCGTAAGGGTCTGAGAAGCCGTCGTTCCCACAACCTGCTGGGCAATACTGGCTGGGTCGTAGGTGGACGTACTCATGTTTCCACCACCCTGAGGGCCTTGAGTACCATTCCCCGAAGCGGTTGTGTCTAGCCAGAGAAGCGTCGTGTCGTATGGGGGCAGACCGTTGCCAGAGGTGAAAATGCCTTGCGCACCTTGGTTACCTTGGTTTCCTTGATTACCCTGATAGCCCTGCGCACCGCTGGTTCCATTTGTGCCTGCCTGACCCTGTGGGCCTTGTGGCAAAGTGAAGTTGAACAGTCCTTGCCCAGCAGTCACACTGACGTTTGTGACGACGGCGGGATTGGCGTATGACGTGGTGGAAACAGTGCCGACGGCGATTGAGGATTGGTTACCTTGGAACCCCTGATTTCCTTGGACACCCTGAAGCCCCTGATTGCCCTGATTTCCTTGGTTACCCTGTGCCCCTTGATAAGTGACTTGTTGGGCAGTGAAAATAACCCCAGGAGTTGCTGGGACGGTGGGGCTTGTCTGCGAACCTGAAGTGGTGATGGCAATAGTTGTACTAGACGGTGCCCACATCAACTGAATGTAGTCGTTTGCATTGGCGTTGACTATGTAGTTGATAGAGGCGATTAGTGCGCCAGAACCGCCGTGGCTATTTCCTGAGACGTTGTAGATGGAGTTGCTTTCAACAACGTCAACACCGTTTTGGCGTATCCATACGTCCACGTTGTCGGAGTTACTGTCCGAGTTGGTGAACTGGATTGAGTACTGAACGTTGTACGTTCCTGCGTTGCCAAACGTAACTTTGTTTCCACCAACAATGGTCACGCCGTAGTTGGCAACTGTTGTGTTGATGTTTACGATGTTGGCAACAGTCGTGGAAGAAACGGTTTGCGTAGTTGTGTCGTAAGCAGAAAGGTAGTTGGCGATTACACCACCAGCACCCTGAATACCCTGCGGCCCTTGTGGGCCGACGGAGTTGGTCTGAATGAACGAGATGTTGTCGGTGCCAATGCGAATTGAGCCGTCAGGATTGGAACCGTTGCCATTCTCAATCCATGCCGTTCCTGCATAGACCGTTCCGTCGGTAACGAAAACGTAGTCGCCTTCTTCGACCTGACCAACGAGGTGATTGTCGTAGTCGGTAGCACGGGTCAGTTTCCATTTTGCCGATGACGAGCCAGTGGCGGTGACTGTGTAGATGCCGTTTTGGGTTTTGTCAGACTGACCAGCAATAAGAACACGGTCACCGACTGCAAGGTAAGGGGTGGTGTAACCATCAATCGAAAGGGTGCCGTTCGTCGTCGCAACAATGTATGCCCCGACACCCGTACCGTTTTCAGCGTCTGCACTACCAGCCGTGTATGAAGGAGAGTTTCCAAGGGGCGTAGTTTGGACTGCCTCACACGATTGGTGGGCGTTCAGCGTTGAGGAAGCGCCTTGGACACCTTGCGTTCCTTGGACACCTTGCGTTCCTTGATTTCCTTGATTTCCCTGTGAGCCAGTGTTACCTTGTACACCTTGCACGCCCTGTGTACCTTGCGCACCAGTGTTACCAATTAGCCCTTGATTACCTTGGAACCCCTGATTGCCCTGTACGCCCTGTACTCCTTGCGTACCCTGCACTCCTTGTACGCCTTGTACGCCGTTATTGCCGCTGTTGCCTTGGTTTCCCTGTAGACCTTGCGAACCAACCGCACCCGTAAGGAAAAGGGTGTTTGGGCTACGAGGTACACTGTCGCCAACCGAGTAGTCAACCGTAAAGATGACGTAGGCGCTTGCTGGAAACGTTCCGTCTACGGTTGTCAAAATGCCTTCTGCATAGTTTGTTGTAGGCGCTGATTGAGCGCACAGTCGAACTCGCTGACCAACTTGAAGTGCGCTAAAGCCGTAAGGATTTCCACTGTTGAATGGAGTGGAAATTGTTAGCGTTGTTCCGACAAGGCTCGCCCCATAGGTAATGGGTTGATTGTTGTTTACAACTGGCGTGTACCCAACACCTTGGAAGCCTTGGCTTCCCTGTGTCCCTTGACTTCCTTGCGTCCCCTGAAAGCCTTGGGTACCTTGGGTACCTTGGGTACCCTGCGTGCCCGTAGAACCCCACTGAAGCCCTGATGCACCAACAGTGAGCACTTGTCCCGTAGAGCCTTGTGGCAGTCGAGCGAGTGAGTTGGCACCTGAGCCAATGAGAAGGTCGCCAGATGCGACGATTTGCCCAACGGTTTCAGCAACGGCGTAGTTTGCCTCTGAGATGTCCGTCGAGGTCATGATTGGAACAACGGACGCACCCGAAGCGTGCGACATTCCAGTACCCGACGTAGCGGTGTCAAACGCACGCACCACGCCCGTCAAAGTGACATTAGAACCTGACCAGTTGTAGACGTTGGCTGGGACGTAGATGTGCTCTTCGAGCGACGTTCCGTAGTCGAGGGCGAGGTAGAAACCGCCGTTGATGCCAAGTCCTGCCCACGAGCCGATGCCTGCCGAGAAGGTCAGGTAGATGGTGGTATCCGTGGCCCCGATGGGCGACGTTAGAAGCGCAGCGTATGGTTCGCCCGTGTAACTGTTGAGCGAATAGGGAGTTCTTGCCATTTCAGCCCCTAAGGGTTATCCCCTTAGTTGCTCAGCAACCAAGTAGGCGTAACCTTCAGGGTGTCGTTCGCTCCAAGGGTCGGGCCTGCATTGGTTGCTGAACCATCTGCGAAGTTGGCGGCGTAGTAAATGTTTCCTGTCGTGGTGCTGGAAACGGCATCCGTAATGAAGTAGCCGTTCGCCTGAGGCCACGAACCAGTCGCCGTGAACGTAACCTGACCGCCCGTTGACTTTTCACCATTCACGGTGTCACCGATGAGAACGGTTGCGCTAGTCGTGTGCGATGAGGTGAAGGCGGAAGAAACCGTTACCGTCGAGCCAGAGATACCCGTAATGACTTTGAGTTCCGAGGTACCAGTGCTGTCGAAGTTGGCGGTCATACCAATGGCGACACCCGTGGTCGAAGAAAGCGAAGCAGTCCACGAGCCAGAAGCGATTGAGGCGCTAGGCGTGGTGGAAAGAACTGGCGAACCAGCGTTGTATGCAGTAGCGGTTGCAATGGCAGCAAAGTTGACAGACTGGCGGCTGTAACCCGATGCGGCGGTGCCAGAAGCGCCCCAGATTTCGTAACCCGAAGAGTTCAACGTGGCGAGGGTGACCGTAGCGGCAGGAACCGTGGTACCAGAGAAGTTAGTGAAAAGACCAAGGTAGTAGGTCGGGGCGGTACCAGAAGGCGTGGTGCCAGTAGGCACGGCAAGTTGGTTGAAAATCTTTGTCAAGCCTTGGTTGAAGAATACCTGAGCCATGTCTACTCCTAGGGGTTTGCGCTGTGTCTATTCTGCCACAGGATTGGTGAAATGAAGCCCTTTACTGCTGGGCATCGCCCATGAACGTGCGCAGTTCATGGCTCAACTTCTTGACCTCACGAAGTTCTACTTCGAGGCGGTGGAGTACTTCGGCACTCTCCTTAGAGATTTGCAAGTGCGACAAGGCTTGCTCTGCGGAGACGGCATCGGCTCGCTTGGCGGCAATCAGCAGAATCGCCCCTTGCAAGCCAGCCAACATCGAGAGGAAGAGATTTAGCAAGATGAACGGGTACGGGTCGAACCCCTTGTTGTTCAGCCAAAAGACATTGACCGCTGCCCAGATTGCCATGAACACCAAGAATGTGCCCACGAATCCCCATGAACCCATTTTGTTGCGCACCGCATCCGCAGCCTTTTCACCACGGGTTAGTTCGCCACCCGTGCGGACAAATGGGTGGTCGTTCCAAGGGTTGTTTGCGTCGTACCAGTCGGGAAGCGTCCCGTCAGTCCACTCATTTGACATGAATGACCTCTGCTCTGGTGATGATGTTGACGTTGGTTAGTCTCTCCAGCATTTGCGCAGGGGGACGATTGGGGTAGATGGCGTAAGTTTCCAATCCTGCCGCTACTGCCGCAGCCATTTCCACCTTCGCACCCTCGCTGGTTGCCCACCCCATGAGAACGGCGATTGCGTCGCACTCTAGGAGTTCCTTCAGGTGCGCCCTAAACGCCTCTGAGCGGCCCACAGTCTCGTCTGGGGTATCTCTGCCCCCAGTTGGGTTGTAAACGTCGTATCCTGCCCTCTGAAGGGCATCTGACGCTTTGTTGAAGGCTGGGAAGTTGCCCTGAGGTATGCCACGCATTGCGCCACTGATGTAAAACTTCATAGGCGACCTGCGTTACGGCTTTCTACCTAGTGGTTTTCTTAGCGACGGGCTTCTTGGAAGGAGCCTTCTTGACGGGAACCGTTTTCACCACGGGAGCCTCTTCTGGCTCAACCGTTGCGGTGAGTTCGGCAATCTCGTCGCTGCTCAACTTGACGAGGTAGTCGGTGCTGACAAGCGCCTGCAAGTTCGCCCAGTTGGAAGCGTCAACAAGTTCATTGACCTTGTAGTCAAAATCACCTGCGGACAGCAACTTTGTAACACGGTGTGTTGGAGTACTCATGAGATTTAGCGTACCACAGTAAAGCAAAATCCCCCCCGAACCCGAAGGCCGAGGGGGATTTCACTGAACTGCTTTGGAACTTAGATAATCGAGTTCCAGAAGAAGCCGAGGTCGGCGGCAACAACCTTGTCGTCGAAGGCGATTTCACCTTCAACACGGTCAGCCTTCAACTCTTCCATGCGGAAGCGTGAAACACCAACCGTGGTGCCGAGGCCACCCGAAACGCCAGTCCACATGAACGTGTAACCAGCCGAAGGGGTCATCAGACCAGGGTTAGGAGCCGAGTAGCACAACAGAGCGTTGTTGTTGGCGGTGAAGTTGTACGAGCCAGTCAAGCCTTCGTCAGCCGTGTTCACGACTGCCTTGGCGACGAGCACACGGTCAAGACCGAAGAGTTGAGCAATCAAGTCCTCGGTGATGATGGCACCAGCCTGCGTGTACTTGTAGCGGTCAACCAGCGTGGGGTGAGCCTTCAACTTCTGAAACACGGGGTACGAGAGCACGAGCGTGTTGGGTTCGTAACCAGTGTTCTGAAGAACCTGATACTTGGCCCACTCGATGTCCACGATAGGCAGACCGTTGGAGTAGTCAGACCACTTGATGGTCTGCGTCGTACCAGCGGTACCTGCGCCAGCGGTTACACCGATAGCGTCGGTGCCCCACACGCCACCCTGAAAGAAGTCCTGCGCCCACTGAATCTCACGGCGGAGAAGCAGACGCTGGGTGACGAACTGCGTCGCTTCCATGTCGGGGTTGAGGGGGTTGTCGGCGTTAGCACGGGTCTGGTCGCCAATGTCCTTGTGGAAGGCGAACACGTCGGCCTGATAGGTGTCCGTGGTGAGGCCGTAACCTGAACCAGCGGAAGCCGTACCGTCGGCACGACGCTGAGCCTCGTCACGGAACCAGTCGTCCTTGGTGTACTTGAAGTAGAGGTTTGACTTCTTGTCCACTGGAACGACAGGGAAAACCTTGTCCGCAATGAAGTTGTTGGTGTTCTGCAAGTACGCAACCGAAATGTTCGTCAGGATTGCGTCAATGTGAACGTTGTTTACTGATGGCTGTGGCATGTTATTTCACAGTCCTTTCTAGATAGCACGCACGGCGGCGGCAGCCGACAGAGCGAGGGTGATAACGTCACCAGCAGCCGAGGCTGGGGTGAGCGCAGTACCGACGACAAACGGAATCGTCGTTGACGTGACGTTCGTACCCGACAGGTAGAACGTGGTCGAAACCGCACGACCTGAACTGTCAACCGTGATGGGAGCGCCAGCGGTAACGGCAGCGCCAGCAATCACCTTCGTGATGCCCGAAATCGTGATTTCGGCCTCAGAGTTGCCCTCAACACCAGCGTTGGAGTTCAACTTGGTGATGGGCTGGTTCTGAAGAACACCGACGGCACGGTCAGAAGCAGCCGTGACGAGGGTGGCAACAGGGCCGTTCTGGTAGGGCTGCGACGAAGGGGTCACGTTGGCGGTGACGGTAGCCGAGGTCAGCGCCAGAACCGAGAGGTTCACGGCGGTGATGTTGGTACCACTGTAGGTAATGCCCGTGATGAAGGCACCAGCAGGAATCTGCGAGGTACCAGCAGCAGCGGTGACGGGAGCGCCAAGGACGATTCCAGCACTCGACGCAACAGTGATGCCAGTAATCTGGCTGCTGTTGGTGGTCGTGGTACCAGTGAAAGCGGCGGACGACAAGCCTGCAACCTTCACGAACTTGAACTGTGGCGAGGACGACACGATTCCGTTGGTGATGGTTGAGTTCAGGGTGTTGTCAGCCGTCATCGTAATCTTGACGGCGTATGGATTCTGCTCGAAAGCCATGGCTTAGCGACCTTTCTCGTTGAGGTAAGACGTGTACAGGTCGGGGTTGCTCTGGGCGACAGACATCAGCGCAGCCTCGAACGAAGGAGCGGTGCCAGAGGCAACAGCGGCCTTAGCAAGCGATTCCATCTTCGAGAAAGCGTCGTCGGTCATGACGGGAGCGTCCGAACCAACCTCAGTGAAAACAACGTTGGTTTCCACGAGGGCGTTAGCACTGTCGAGGGCCTTGACGATTTCACCAGCGAGAACGCCGTCTACTTCTGAAAGGCGACGAAGGGCAGGGCCAACAATCGTAGGGTCAATGTTGAGGTGCGACCAGCCAGCAGCCTTGATGACAGCAGCCTCATCAGCACGAGCCTCACGCTCGGCAATAAGGGCAGCCTCAGAAGCAGCAGCCTTGCGAAGGGCAGCCTCGGCGTTAGCCGAAGCCTCGTCCAGCATCTTGCGAATAGCCTGTGGCATCGCCTTGATGATGTCAGCCTCGCTCGCAGCCTCAGGAACGATGACAACATCGGTCATCTCTGAAACTTCAGACATAGTTTTCTCCTTGAAAACTTTGAGGGTTTCCAAAACAGCGTTCGCTGCCTTGGCGGTGTCCAGTGAAATCTCGTCTGCTTCGATTTCCTCAGCAGGCAACTCGGTTACCTCTTCAACAGGGGCAACTTCGTCCGAGACTTCAGTGGGACGGAGTTCGTCAAGCACCGCTTCAGCATCCGCAGGGCTTGCCGACTTCATGACGACCCAACCATCGTGCAGGTGCGCAGGGTGGTCAACACCCGACGTTTCCTTGATGCTCAGTTTCACGAGTTTGCGAGCCATTCGCTTCTGCTTTCTACGACTTGACCAAACGGGAACCCGTAGGTCTTGACATAGTGAACAGTAGAGGCAGTTTTGGAAATGTCAAGTGTCAAATACTTGACACGACGAAAGACGACTAGAAGGGGTCGTCGGGGGTGGTGGAATAGAGGGGGCAGATGTCCTTGAACGAGCACCACTTATCGCACAGATTGTTGGCGATTGGTGGAAAGTAGCCAGCGTTGTACCAGCCCTCAATCTTCGCCCACGCCTCTCGGACACGGCGCTCTGCGTAGCGGACATCTTCGTCGGTGACATCAATCACCAGCGTCTTGCCAAACTGAACGTAGAGCAGTCGAATCTGCTTGGGGCGCTCTCCAAGAACTTGCTCACACAGGTAGGCGTAAATCTTGGCAGGTAGAATGGCTGCCGCTTTGTACTTGTCGGTAGGGACTTTGCCAGTCTTGTAGTCCACAATCACCAACGAGCCGTCAGGGTCACGGTCTAAGCGGTCTAGGATGCCACGGAGCGTCCACCCGCCCATGTCTACGTCCATCTTGATTTCGATGCCTTCTGAGGTGATTTTCTCTGGGTTCTCCATCGTGAAGTAGGTGCGGATGTACTTGGCGAGGTCACGGGCGAACGTTTGCACGCCGACCTCATCGAGTTCCATTTCACCAGCAATCTCGTCGCTCACGAGCGTGGGGAATAACTCACGCATCACTTCGAGGGTGTAGTCGAGGGTGCGGAGTTCGGGTGTCTCGGTGGTTCGCAGGAACACGGTTTCCAGCACTTCGTGGAACACGGTGCCACGGTAAGTCGCCATCTTCTTCGCCTCTGGGAGACGCTCGATGGTGGAATACTGATACTGGCGTGGACACGTCTCGATTTGGTTCACTCGGCTAGGTGATACGCCATAGGGCTTTTCGCCTAGATACACAGGAACGCTCGACACGATGTCAACCTTATCAGTTGGGTGATGCTAGATGGTGGACTGCGTAATGGGGCTGATGAACGTGTTGTATTCGATTGACGACTTCAACACCCGTGCCATCTTTTCACCAGTGCGCAACGCTTCTTTGCGGTTCTTGCAGTAGATGGAGAAGTCGGAGACGGGGGTTATTACACCAGTGAACGCTTCGTTACGGATGAGACGCAGTTCGCCGTACTCTCTGTTCTGCCAAGCGACCAAACGGTAAGGGCCTAACTTGGCTTCCTGTTGACCGAAGTCATCAGGCTCAGTCCATTTCAGCAACTTACGCAACTTCAACGGCAGAACCCGTGGTTTCCTCGGCGTACTGGACAAGGTGGCTGGCGGTAGCAAGAGTGCTCAGACTGTCAATCTGGCCTTCCAACTTGGTGATGTGGTCGCCTGCCTCGATGATGGCCTTGGTGAGGCGTTCGTTGTCGGCTGCCAACTGCGTAAGCGTGGCGCTCTGCTTGTGGGCGAGGTTGATAAGGGCGGTGATGTCATTGTCGTCAGGGGTGCCCTGCACGACGGCCTTCATGATGCGTTCGGTCAGTTCGTCTAGGTTGCTGCTCATAACACTCTCCTTGGTAGGGGGGTTGCCTAACTCTAGTGTATCACCACTATTTGTAAAGTCAAACATCCCCAACGTATCGGAGCACGGCGGCGTTCTCGAAGGTCGTCTTGGCGGTGTATTCCACCTCAGTTGTCTTGCCGCAGTCGTTGCACTGAAGGGGCATGGGGTTAGCGATTTTGCGAACTCGCCAGTCGTGGGCGCAGTATCGAACATCACCATTGTTGACGAGGCGTATGTTGCGCCCCTTGGAGCCAAACTTGATTAGCCCTTGTCGCTCTAGTTCTTTTAGGTGAACCGACACAGTGGACGTTGAGGTCACGCCGACGGCGGCGCAGATGGCTCGATACGTCGGGGCGTAGCCGAGATTATCCCAGTGCCAGCCGATGTATTTGAGTATCTTGTCCCGTGTACCTGTAGCCATTCACCACAGCGTAGCAGGGTTTAGTTATTCGGCGTGAGTGTTGGCAAGCATGCCAGTGGCGGTATCAGCATTGAAGGAAGCGATTGCCGCCCTCTGAGCCAAAGCCTGCGCCTCAGGGTCTTTCTCGTATGACGCTTGTCCGCCCAATGGGGCGATGTGGTCGAGAATGGCCTCGTGAGCCTGCGCTGCATCGAGGTGGGCCTGAATCGCACGGGTCGCACGCATGCGGTCACCGTTAGACATTTCACTGCTGTGCTTTAGAACCATGTTCTTGATTCCTTCGGCGGTGGTGCGGTGAATCTGGGCGAGGGGCTTGGTCAGGCCATTGGAGATGCCGATGCCACGAGCGAAGTTCTGGGCGTTGGTGGAAAGGAAGTGTGCGCTGCTCACGGCCTTTTCCATGTCTGCACCCGACTGCCACTGGTTGCCGTGGAAGGCGTGTCCCTTCACGTCACCCTTGGCTATTTCACCAACCTTGGCCCAGTTTGGGGCAAGTGCGTCTGTTGAGAAAGGGTTGGTCATGGTCACTCCTTAGTGGTTTCGGAACTCTGCGCCCGTGTCAGCGCCAGTGTCACGACTTAGATTTTCGGCAACGGTGCTTGCGCCTCGTGCAAGCATGGTGTTGTCACGGAGAATAGGACTTGTTGAGCCGCTTGCGTGTTGTTCGGCAACCCAGTTGTGAAGTTCTGCGGCGTGGTCGTGGGCGGCGATTGCCGACTTCAGAGCGCCCTGCTTCTCAGGGTTAGTCTCCTTGGCAAGGGCGTTTTTCAGCACTTGGCTGGCAATGCCGTGCTCGAAGGCTGCTGCACGGTGGGCGTTGGCGATTTGTGCGCCAGTACCACCGTGCTGAACAAGGTCACGAGCGTGCGAGGCAGCCATGAGAGCAGACCAGCCAGCGCCGTCCCGTCGTACATGGTCAAATCCCTTGTCGAAGGGGTTTGAGGCGTACTGATTGCCGTGAAACTCGTGGCCCTTTACGTCGCCCTTCGTCACAAAAGACTTTTCAGCACCAGAGAGGATGACGTTGCCGTCGGTCACGCCTGCATTGCGACCAGACGTTGCCTTCATGGTTGCATCGGCGGCCTTCAGGGTGTTTTCAGCACTGGGGTTGTCGGCAGCGGCGTAGTGTGCGGCTGCTGCGGCTTCGTGCAACTTGGCGGCACCCTCTTCCATTGCGTATGAACGCCCGTTGGGGTTGTGGTAACTGGCGGCAAGTTGACGCATGCGGCCTGCCTCTTCGAGGTGCATACGAGCCATGCGGTCATGGGCCATGGTGGAAACGGTTGGCAACTTTTTGCCTGCGCTCGCTGCCATCTGCGACGCTCGGTCACGAAGTGAGTTCAGAGCATCCCGTGTTTCACCCGTGGAACGAGCCGTGTATTGGTTGCCGTTGAAAGCATGGCCTGCCAACTCGTACTTCAGGATTTCACTGGCGGACTTCCAAACTGGAACCAGTGCGTCAGTAGAGAAGGGGTTTTCCATTAGAGGTTTCCCATGCCTTTCGTCATTTCATCAGCGTTGGCGCTGGCGTAAGAAGCGTTTTCCGAAGCGTCCTTAGCCGAAGCAACAAGAGCGTTCATCTTGTTGCGAGAAACCGTGCTACCCGTGGCTGGCTTGATTGACTGCGTAGCGACCTTTGCTGAAGCGGAAGAAGCCTTGATGTGTGCATCTGAGGCGGCGTTGTGAGCGTCAATCGCCTTGCGTGCTGCGCCCCACTTGGAGAGGGGGATTTTCGCACCCTTCATTCCTGCCTCGATTGCCTTAGCAGCCTCTCGGTGGGCAAAAGCAATGTTGCTGTGTTCGCCAGCCGAACCAGCGCTGTTTCCGCCACGCACGTCTTTGAGCGTCTGTAGGGCGTGGTCACGAAGTTCACCAGAAGCAGTGGTGTACTGGTTCCCGTTGAATGCGTGCCCAGCAGTCTCGTATTTCACCACGGGGTAGCGAGAGAGGGATTTGAGTAGTTCGTCGGGGTGGAAGCCAGATGACACGAAGTTCTCCTTGTCGGGATTTCTACCTCAGATACTACGCCACGATTTCCTAAACCGATGTTCCAAAACCCCATTGACGGTGGTGATAAACGGTGCTAGACTTCGCCCGACTGACTTGGGGGCGCTGGACACAACGCCAAGTACATTCACACCGACCCCTGCCGAAAGGTGGGGGATTCGGTTTATTGGGGCCTGTTTGCGTCCCAAAGTGAGGTGAAATGGCCTCGCTCCGCTTCGCCAATGTGCTCCAAGAGCAGGTATCCATCGAGATGGTCTGTCTCGTGCTGAAAGATGCGAGCGAGCAATCTTTCCCCTTCAATCCTGTACTGGTTCCCGTCAAGGTCAAAGGCCGTCAAGGTCGCTTTGTACGAGCGGCTGATTTGCCACCCGAACTTGGGCACCGACAAGCAGCCTTCGGGCGTGACTTCGATGTCAAGGGGGTCAGTGAAAACCTCTGGGTTGATGGCGACGTGAGCGCCCGTGCCGTCGCCGCTGTCCCAAACGAACATGCGGTGCGAGTAGCCGATTTGGTTGGCGGCAAGCCCGACACCGAGGTGAAAGTACATGGCCTCAACCATCTCGGCGGCAATCATCTTTATGTTGTCTGTGATTTCACTGACTGGGGTCGTGGGGGCTTCCAAAATGGGGTCGCCGTAGAAACGCACGGCTGGGATGTTCACCGTGCGCCCATTTCTCTCTTCGCCTCTTCGAGCAGTTCGGCGGTGAAGTCCTCTGGCGACAGTTCGGTCTTGGCGTGGGACATCAACTTGCCGCAAGCGATGCTGAACGCCCATGTGTACAGGCTGAGTTCCTCGTCGAGGTGCGTCAACTCCTTGCGGTAGCCGAGAACCATCTGGTCGTGCTTGGCAATCAGCCCTGCCATCCCAGTGCGCATGGTAGCCAACTTCTCTTCGAGGTCGGCAATCTGCTTCGACTTACGCACGGTACTTCTCTGGCACTGGGCCTGTGTACGGAGCGCCGTTCAGGTCTGAGGTGAACGGGAAACGTGTCGAGCACTGCTGGCACATGACGTAGGTCTTAGCGCCTGCGTTCATCAGAATCCACTTGTGGAAGGCGCAACTAGCCATGCTGAACCGTCATGACGTACTTGCTGGCGTTGGCTGTGAACGCTTGCGCCTCTTCCTTCGTGGCGAAGTCGGGCGATGTCATAACGGTGTAGTAGTAGCCATCACCACCTTGGTAGGTCTTGAAAAAGAACCCGTTGCCATTCCAAATCTCGACGACTTTACTCATCAATAAACGCCTTCATGTCTTGCGCCAGTTCTTCCCACTGCTCTGGTGAACCGAGACGAACGACGTGCAAGCACACGTCCGTGCCGTTCTCCATGAGGTCTGCTTCCGTCTCCGTCAAGGGCACGCCCTCGTGAGTTTCGCATACCTGCTCGGAGCAGAAGCCATTGTCAATCCCGTGCTGAAGCCACTCGTCAAAGTTCACGAGGGTTACTCTATCAGAGTGGCGTTACCAGCCGTGACCGCAACCGTACTGGTCGGGGACGTAGTTGCCCACGCCGTCGCTCGCCTGAATGCGTCGGGCGACAGTGACCTGCTGAATGGGGGTAGCGTCCGAGGCGTTCTGGGCGAACTGCGTTCCGCCAAAGCGAACCCAGTTGTAGTTGGTGATGCCAAGTCCGCCTGAGTAGACGCTCCCACGGACGTGCCAGTTCCCGCCTTCTTCGCACTGGTTGACCTTCGCCCACTGGCTCATAACGTATGGCGTTATAGACGATGCCCAATCGTGCGCTACGGGCTTCCTAGCGACCTTGTGGTGAACCACTGGGGTTGCGAGGTGCGGACGGATACCAAGGGCGTGGGGCAAGGGACGGCTTCCGCCGAACCAGAGGATTGTAATCATCTTGGGCGCAGTCGTCCGAGCGGCGAGGTGATGGGCCACCTTGGGCGCAGCGTGGAACGTTCCTACGACAAGGGAGACTACGACTGTCAGTGCGAGGAAGCCACCTCGCACCGTGCCTAGCACGAGCCTGCCTTGGTAGAGGGATAGAACGGTACCGCTATTGGGTTGCTGGACACAACGCACTCCTTTGGTTGCCCATTGGGGGATGCACCAGTTTACCCGAATGTGACGGATAAGGCAAGTACTAAGCGATTTCCTTGCAAATAAAGGGTTTTGCCCACACCGTCGAGGTGATAGAAAAAAAACATGCAAAAAGACTTGACAGATGTCACACGGGGGTGCCATACTGGTTAGGTAAGAAAGCAGCAGTGCCGAGGTGCGCTTGTAAAGTCCCCACGAGAAAGTGGTCGAGCAAGCCGAAGGCCAGCCTGTGAGCCGTACCACCTGTTTGCGACACGGGCGCATTCAGTAAGGCCGTAGGGAGTTCGGAGCGAACTACGGCGAGGTGGGTACGGAACTCCTAGTGGGGGTGAGTGTTAGGCGTGAGGAAAAGCGCAAACCACCGAACCGCAAGGGGTAGGGTCGGGCGCTCGTTGGGAAACGGGTAGTCCGCCAGTGACATCAGTACGGAAAACCAAGGCTACCGAGTTAGAAGTCCCCTCAGCAAAGGCTGGGGGGATTTTCTATTTGTAGACCTCGTTCAGCACTTGATAGTGGAGTTGGCTTGCCTTGTCGTCGTCGCCTGCCTCGTGCGCCTCTTGCTCTTGGGCGAGCAGTTTGGCAGCCTTGTCACTGAGGTGTTCTTCCTTGGGCTTCGTTGCCTTTTGGAACGGGAGCAGGGCGTACTTGGCCCAGATTTCGCCAGCGGTTTTGGAAACGTCGCCTTTTTGGACTGGGCTTTCCCAAACAACTGCGTCGGGGTTCCAGATTGAGTAGTTCGTGTGGTCTTTGGGCTGCGAAATGTCTTGTTGTGAAACTAGGGTCATCTTGCCATCTACGTTTGCGGTCTTTCCATCCTCTTCGTTGGTTAGGCCGCTTGTAAATAACTTCGCTCCATCTCTAAGTTTCCCACGGAG